TTCGGGCGAGGGCTTTTCTTTTCTTCCAAAGAGCGAATGTCGTCTAAATCTACTTTTCCAGTAAGTGTTTGCTTGGTAATGGAAACTTCTCCCATTTCTAAAGCGTGGGTACGTTTAAGCACCACTGGCTTATCGACATAAGAACGGGCATTCTCTTTCCTACCCTTAACTTCTAAGCACTTCTTTTTTGGATTGTAAATTACTACAACTTGCATCTTAATTAGCGTGAACTACTTCACTCTCTTGTTTATACTTCGCCACCTCATCATCGGTGGCCATCCTTAAATCGTTCGCCTTTGCCCCCAAAAGGGTATCTTTGTGGGGTTCTGACGTCATTACTGACGAAGAATTCATTTTGCTTCTAACCCTCTCTACCCTTCCTCTGTTGAAATTGAAGTAGAGGCTACCGTTTTTTATTTCTTTCATCCTCATGTTTTGATGATAGAGGATCTTTTTTATCTGTCAACAACTTTTTTCGTTTTTTCCACCAAGGAACTCTAGGACCGAAAATTTTATTGAAGTTTTCGTCGTACTTCTCCTTGTCTACTGGTCTTGGTTTGTCGCCTTTTCCACTCATTATTTATAAACTTTTTTAAATTTCTTAAAGCCGCCATCGACATTAACGCCGCGCTCTCTTTCTCCAAAAATTTCTTTATAATTTTTTTGATACTCTTCCGTGGTGATGGTACACATGACCACAGGCTCAGACCCTTCTTTTATAACCGTTTTTCTTTTGTACTGAAGATGATCTGCGTGCCCGTTATCTTCAAACCATTCGTATGTGGCTTCATGCTTGGATTCTTTTACTTTCTTAAAATTTGATTGGTATTTATTTGGCGTTCTTGGCACGTAATCATTTTCATTCTGTCGTACCCTATGTTTAAGAGTATCAGCCCCTAGTTTAGATTGTGTATCTTGGTGATATCCCCCTTTAGACTCCTTGAGGGTTTTTCTTAGCGCTTCTTTATGATGCGGCCTAGTTTTCCCTTTTCCGGGGTCAATTGCCCCAGTTTGTTTATTAATTCGCTGTTTTTTCTTTGCCATAACAGTTATTACACCTTTATTTATTATTTCTCCCCGCTATCCAATCTTCCAATTTTGTTTTAGGCTCAAAGCCTAATAATTTTTTAATTTTAGTAATATCTGCCAACGTGTCTCGCGCCTCGCCCTCTCTTGGGGGTCCAAAAATACATTCTCCCCCAATAAATTTAGCTATATCAAAGATAGAGTGGTTTTCTCCAGCTCCAACATTAAATATTTCACCAATAGCGTCCTTGTTGGTTGTTTCTGCTGCAAGCATATTTGCCCGTACAACGTCCTGCACGTAAGTAAAATCCCTTGTTTGTAGTCCGTCTCCCGCAATGGTCATGGGCTCTCCGGCCTTAGATTGCCTGTCAAAAATTCCTATTACGGGGGCATAAGAGCCCTCAAGAGGATGTCTTTCTCCATAAACGTTGAAATATCTAAATATAATTGTTTCTACCCCATAAAGGGAGTGGTACATCTTGCAAAGATTTTCTCCCCCGACCTTACTTGCGGAATATGGGTTGAGGCAGTCTGGGGTCATACTTTCTTTGAGTGGTATTTTATTTTTTAGTCCATAAGCTGAAGATGTAGAAGAGTATATTACTCGCTTAACCCCGTAATGACGAGCAATTTCTAAAACATTCAAGGTTCCCATGTAATTTGTTTTGCAGGCTTTCTCAGGATATTCTATACTGTATGGAATTCTTGATAATGCTGCTAAATGAAAAATTGTATCTACGTTTAAGGGCGGGTAGTCTCTAAACATAAATGATAATTTATTATAGTCAGTGATGTCGTGTTTAAAATAAGTTGCGCTTTCATTATAATGGTATTGATCCGCAGAAGAAGAGGATTCATTATCTATAACAATTACGTTTTTTCCCCTATTTATAAGCTCGTCTACAATATGCCCACCAATAAAACCAGCGCCACCCGTGACTAAAACGTTCTTCATAGTGTAATATACTACATGAATTTGATTATTGTTTCCAGCTTATCTTGTGACGAGGGCCTTTATTTTAGATATATCACCATGATGGCAAAAGAAGAACTCAGTTATGACATTCTTCTTGAGGCTAGCAAAGAGGAAACTGATTATTATTTTAACCTATTAAGAAAAAAAGGATGGTTTGATTTTGTGGATGATTTCGTCCTTCCTGAATGGGCGGAAGAAGGGGTAAGAATTGATAGGGAACTAAACTATCCAAAAACAATTCAAGTTGATAGTATAAGGTGCGAGAACACTTTGAATATCTTGGGGCAGCTAAAGGGCTTTGAAAAGTGGAATTAATTATTTAGTCTCAGGTGATTATGAATAATTTCTTGAGGAGTACGAACATAGTGCTGTATCGCTACGCCCTCATCTCCAAAAGCATAACCTCCTCCCGCTCCCTTATGGCTTTCGTTAATGAGTTTTACGTCCGGTAACCACGGTCTTACAGCGCAAGGTGATCCGGCGTGCTCCATTACAATTCCCGCGCGAGTCAGCATACTTCCGATAACTACGTCATCTCTCGACATATTTTCATAAAGATGACCTATAGTAAACTTAGAAAAAACTACGGCACATCCAGATAAAAACCCACCGCTATTATGTCCCCAAGCATTATGCTCATTCCACGGGAGAGACATAAAAAGGGGCACGTTAACGCTACAATCATCATCCATTACTAAAACATGAGTAAACGAACAGCTTCCCATTAGGTATGACCAAAGCCAAATCATCCTATTCGTTAAATCTCTATGTGCGTCAATCCCCGGAGTATAAAGTACGTCCTCTTTAAGTTGTGGGTTGCTTCGTTGAACAATCCCCCCAGATACCACAAAAAAAACTTGTGCCCCATGCTCTAAAAAAGCTTTCCCCCAAGTTTCTCTTATGGCGTCCCTGCGCTGTTTTTGTCCCGCTGGTGATCGTATGGCAACTATTAATTGTGTCTCTGCGCTCATTTTACAATCCAAACTTCTATCCTAATTAATATATCTAAGATTTTAAATATTATCCATTTTATTAAAGATGAAAAAATAAGAGCAAGTCTTTTAAAGGGGTACTTTATTTTACTCCACAAGGATTCTCTTTCGTTCCGCTCTTCAATTATCTCCTCCTTGAGTTTTTTCTCGGCAGCCTTTCTTTCCTTATTACTTCTTTTTTTCCATCCATCTAGATTAAGTTCTTTGAGTTCTCCTTTAAAAAAAAGCGCCACGAAAGACACTTCGTAATCGTTTTTTTCTTCCATTATTTCTTTCCAGAAAAGGATTTCTCCCGTAAAATCTTGCCTTTCTATTCCGGCGTCTTGCTCTTGGGGTATCATTTCGCCAGATTTATTTTCAATAAATTTATATTCTTTCAAGCTCTTATAAAATTGTCCATCTTCAGAAATCGTATAGGACGAAACAATATTTAAGCCTAAAGCCGCCTCTTCGTAATCAAAAAAAGAAGAAGTGTAAAAATCTATTTCATCCCACTTCACTTTACTGAAAATTTCATTTTCTTTATCAGAAAAATCTTCCCAAGGAATAGGAAGTTTTGTTTCACAGATTACCTTACTTAAAATCCCCATGATATTTAAGTTCCTTGTTCTTACTAATTAAAAATTGAGCTTTTTTTCTAGCATAATAAAGTCTAGACATAACTGTTCCCACCGAGCATTGAAGTTTTTTGGCGATTTCTTTATAAGTAAGCTCTTCTATAGCGAAAGAAGATAAGACATCCCTGTGTATCTTTGGAAGCTTACTAAGAACTTCTTCAAGCTCTCTCCCTTCATCCTTACCCTTTAGTAGAGCATATCCTCCGTGAGAAGAATGACTAATGTAGTCTAAAACTGATTCTGATCCTTCTAAGGATATTTCTCTTACGTTACTTTGTTTTCTAAGGTCATCAAGAAACAGGTTGTATCCCACTCTGCACGCCCAAGTTTTAAATAACGAATTCCCGAGGAACTTGCCTATTTTTCTCCAGCATTTTATGTAAGTAATTTGTAAAAGCTCTTCTGTTCTCTGCGCGCTCTGGGTTTTCTTGAGCATCCAATTTCTCAGATAAGAATCGCTTCTTTCCATTAACTCTTCAAACGCCCTTGTGTCACCTGATTGAGCTTTTTTAACTAAAGATTTTTCAGACAATTCACTGTATTTTGTCATCGTAGATAAACTCACCCGTTATGCCATAAAGTCAAGGGACTTTTTATTTGCTGAACGTTACTATTGCTTTGCCCTCTAGCGTTATCATTTCCACTTGTATCTCGCGCGTTACCATTGATTTTACTATAGACTTGTAAAGGCAGTCGTGGCAATGTATTTTTTTTCTTTGTTCTGGAAGTTTTATTTTAAAAAACGCAAGCTTTTCGTTCTCGTAAAGTATTTTGTAGTCTCTAGCCGTATAGTGCAGGCTACAGACAGAGCATCTTATCTTAGCCTTTCTCTTCGTCGGGTCTACTATCTCGGCTCTTAGCATTTTCTAAAATTATTAACTCCTTTAAGGTCTTTAGGTGACTAACCAACCAGCTCTCTCCAACTGTGAGAGAAGCCTTGCTATTAATGTTCTTTTTTTTAAACTCTAAATCACTTACTTCTGCGGCTTCAATTATTTGCCCCAATAAATCCAAAGATTTTTTCATTTTAAAGGTGCGTTTCGGGCAGGATAGCTTTCATGTTCTTATATGTTTTTTCAAAAATATTTTTTTGAGATGTGCTCTCCTCTCTTGTGTTATTTATTATATACTCGCAAATATCTAAAGCTTCCTCCTTGGAAAAAAATATATTTTTTGGATCATCGTTTCCCCAGAAGGAAATCGAAATCTTTTCCTTATCCTTGGAAAACTTAACCAATATTCCCCTGTCTGAGGCGGAGGAAACAAAAACTTTTTTAACTATTTTATTATTTGCTTTCATTCGATTTCCGCAAATGTCTCAAACAAATTCCTGTGTTCGAAGTCGCCCTTTGCCATGAGGTAGCCTATTTTCCCGTCTAGCTTTTTGGTTTCTGTAAGCAGCTCTTCCTCTGTTAATTCGCCAATCTCATAAAGCCAGTTTAATTCTTCAGCTTCATAAGCAGTTTGTCTGGCTTGTTCTTGCCACCAATCTATGCTTTTTTTACTGGTTTCGACTTTCTTTAAAAATTTTTCGTTCATAAAACTTCAATTTCAAATTCGTTGTTTTTGTTTATCTTTTTAAGATATTTTTTTGCCTTTGTTTTCCCATCCTCAGTATATGGAAATGCTCCTTGAAGCATTTTGCTTTTTTTATCTCTGATTATGTAACATTTGTCTTTAGTCTTCATATATTTGACAATAATTTTTAATATTTATTTATATTATAATTAAGGCTTAATTATTTCTATAGGAAATTCGTCTTTTTTTATAAATCCTTCATCCCTTAAATAACTAGCTATAACCTCAGCCTGTTCTATTCCCATTTTGTCGTCATTGTCGTAAATTATGACTTTGTATTTAGTGACTCTAACTCTAATTCCATTAAGCTCTAAGTCCTTCATGTTTATGATTACACTTATTAAAAAAATACCCTCCGTTTATAAAAACGAAGGGTACTTGCTTCCTGTAAGTATTGCTGATCTACTTCTTAGACTCTGGCATCATCCCTCTAATTTCATCTACTAGGCCATAGGTTACGCATTCATCTGCGTCGATCCACCAGTCTTTGCGGTCCCAGTTTCTTTTAATTTTTAACCTTGTAAGCTTTGACCTTTTTGTAAATATATCTAAAATTCTTCCCTCGATTCTTTTTACAAGCTTTACTTCGTCTTCTACTTCGTATGTTTTCCCAATTGCTCCAAACGCGGCCCTGTGGATCATTAACCAACATTGGTGCCCGATCCATCTATGGTCACCGGCCTGAAGAAGAATTCCCGCCATAGAGGCAGCCATTCCTAATGAGCCAGTCGTTATGTTGTGCCCTGCCAACCTTAGGTCTTGGATAAAATCAAACAATTCAAAGCCATCAATGATGCTACCACCGGGTGAAGAAAAAACTATTTCTATATCACATTTAGGACTAAGCCTAGACCACTCTGTGAGCTTTGTGATGCATTTTCTTACCGAAGCTTCTCCGACGGATCCAGAAAATCTATATAGATGGTTTTCTTCGTCAATGGACAGCTCTTTTTTTCTTGCTATTAGAGCTTTTTCGTGACTTATCTGAGCGCTGTGAGCATCAAACTCCGCTTTCGCTGCTTCAGCTTCGGTCTTTCTTGCTTCGGCTTCCGTTTTGCGTGTTTCAGCGTCTTTTAGTTTTAGTTCAGCTTGAATTTCCTCTGGTGATTTTTTGTCTTCTTTTTCTTCTGACATTTTTTAGTCCTCCTTTTTTGGTGTGCCCTTGCAGCACTGGCGGTACGCTCGCGCGCGACCTTTGCAGTGGCAATTGCAGGCGCATTTGTCTAAGTTGCATAGACCTACATCGCAAAGCCAGTGCTTTATCTTTTTCCACCACTTGCCGTGGTTGGGATCTTTCTTGGCAAATTTACCAATACCTGAACTCCATGTTCCCATTTTATTTTCCTATTTTTTGCATGCACAACTGCAATCGGCAACTGAGCAACTGTCGGATGAACAACAGCCAGCTTCGCAGGAGCAGTCCGGACATCCGGAATTTCCCCAGTTACAGCCAATTACAAGAAGTGCTGCGCAAAGTGCGATTAATTTTTTCATAAAAACCTTTCTCCTTTCTATATATTACACTTTTTAAGTCAATTAGTACAAAAAAAGCGCGACACCTTCATGTCACGCTGATTTTTTTGAGTTTATTCGTTTATTTTTCCTTTATTAAAATTATTTTAGGGTAAGTTACTCTAAGCATAAAGGGAAACATCTTTTTAGCTGCCTCTTTTTCCACATCTTCCGCCTCTTCCTTTTCTTTGGGTGTGCTTTCGATCGGCATTTCCTTAAGCTCTTTCTCTGTCGGCATTTTTACGTTTGCGTCTAGAGCCCACATAATTTTATTTTTTTCACAATAGTCAACCATCCTACGTACAGGTACGATAAGATTAAACCCTTCTCCCGCTCCTCTTACAAGCATCCCTACATATTTAGAATTTTCACCACTTTTTAGATAGACTCCGCCTCCGGACGACCCCGGAAAAGCCGTGCAAGTTGTCTGATCGAACACGTGTTTATTAAGGCTTTTAATAATTCTGCCATGCTGCGAATAAATTCCATCCGTCATGCTATTCGCCCCCATTTGTCCAAGTAAAGAACCAACATGCAATAAATCCGTACCCAAAGGGGGAATTTTTTTATCAAGATAAAACGTCACGCTATCTGTTACAAAATTAAGCTTACGAACCCGCAATAAAGCGAGATCATGGCCTTTTTCGCTCTCAGAATACTTTAATACTTCCGCGTCCATCTGAAGGCGCCCAACCGTTCTTCCGTTTTGGCGAATTTCTTTAATAATAACGGGATCTTTAAATTCTATCAAGGTTTTTGGCATACCGCGCACCAACACCTTTCTTTCTGAACGAAGGTTATCTATAACATGGGCAGCGGTCCAAACGAAATTTACCAAATTTCCCTCGGAGTCCTTCCTAGTGAAGATTACCCCCGAGCCTTCGCCCGCGCTGTACGCGCCTTCTGATCTGATCGTAACAGATACATTTTGAAGATGTTCTGCGACAGATTGTTTCTTTTCACCGCTATACGAAGTAAAAGTAAGGGTGAAGCCTAGTAAGAATATAGCTAGTTTTTTCATACTGTATTATTCTATATGGAGGCTTTATTTTTTACAAAATTTTATTTTACTATAAAACTGATCTACCCTTGTTCTTTTTCCAGTCTTTTTCCGGCCTATCTAGCTTATTGTTTCTTTGTATGCAGGCGCTTACGACTCCATGATCAAGGCCCAAAAGGGATGAAACTTGCATTAATTGGGAACGAAAAGCGGCCATGTCCTTCGGGAAACATGTTCCCCCGAAGCCCCGTTTTCCGTCTGGCCCCGGAACTTTAGAATGTGATTCTCCAATTCTATCATCCAGAACTGTAATTCTTCTGACTCTCTCATAATCTATATTGTGAAAAGCGCAAAAATCATATATTTCATTAAAGAAAGAAACCTTTGTGGCTAAAAAGCAATTTCGAACATACTTTATTAATTCAGCCTCTTCTGTCGTTAAGAAATGCATGCGTGGATCATGGGAAAGGATTTTATTTTCATAAGCTGTCTTAAAAATTGAAAATACCTCTTCCCTTACTGAATCATTCCTGTTGTTTGTTCCTAAAACCCAATCGGTTTGTTCTAGGAAATCTTTATTCCAGTTTTGTTCTGTTAGAAACTCAGGCATAAACATAACGCCCGCCTCTCTACATGTTCCCACTGGAACTGTAGATCTAACTATAATTCTTTCTGGAGAAAAACCTAAATCTTCCAGACCAATGACAACCTTTGTTACTTCGTAAATAGAACACGAACCATCTCTATTCATGGGGGTTGGAACGCAAACAAAAATAAAGTCGCAAGCTTCCGTTAAATCGGATAAAGATAGCCCTTCGTGACTGCATAACTTGGGATCAATATCATAAACAAATACGCGTGTTTCAGAAGAATACGTCGTCCAAGGTCTTCCAAGTTGGGAGGTTGCTGACCCAACGTAGCCGTTTCCTATGATACCTATTGTAGCCATTTTAAATTAGATTGCTTTATCTCCAAGCGTAGGGATCTTTTTCCCTCTTCCTTCGCATGTAGTCCCTTTTCTGTTTTCTTCTTCTTTCTGGGTCTGATTCATCATATCTCTTACGGGCTTTTTCTAAAGCTTTTTTTCCTTTTTTTGTTTTGAGGTATTTTTTTTGAGAAGCGTGCTTATTTAGTTCTTTCATATATCGTCCACCTATAAGTCTATTTTTTGTTCCGTTTTAAAATCGGATTTTTTTATATTGAGTTGGACGATTGAAAATAAAAAATTATTTTACCCACCAAGCGCACCGAGGGCACTGAAATTTAGATTCAACAAAATAATGCCCGCACTTGGGGCATTTTTTAACTTTCAAGCTCATCTTCAAAGTCCTCAAGCTTGGTTAATGTATGTTCCACTATTTTCGTAGGATACACAACAACTTTCGTGTTGTACAGTGTCTGGTATCTTTCTGCGTCCTCTTTATTTTTAAGAAAAGCGAGGCTATGCCACTGTAAATTGTTCATTTGCTGTCTTACTTCGTAAATCTTCATGTAGTTTATTACACTTTGGTAGCCCGTATGGGAGTCGAACCCATCTCTCAGCCTTGAAAGGGCTGCATCCTAGCCGATAGACGAACGGGCCCATTGGTGGCGAAGGCGGGACTCGAACCCGCACGAACTAATGTTCGACAGATTTTAAGTCTGTTGTGTCTGCCAATTCCACCACTTCGCCATATATGAGAGCGTTTAAAAATGCCTTAAAGTCTTCTTCCGTCCAGTCTTTTTTTGCATAGTTCAGGGCTAGGCAAATAAAATGAACATTGTTTTTAATATATCCTTGATTACTGTCTATTCTGTCTATTGACCCCGTAAAGGGACTGGATCTTTTCTTAAGATATTTGGATTGAGAGTGCGTTACGGGCATTTCCATTTTGAGATTGGTGTACGCACATCTGCCCTCCTGCTTTTCCCAGAGAGCTCGTAGATAGTCCAAGTCTATATTGAGCTCGGTCTTGTTGGCCTTTGAGCGTGATCTAATATTTTTAAATATATGTTTAAAGGGACTTTTGCTATCGCTCCACATAGCCGAACATCTATGAGAGCAAAACCACTTGTCCTTTCCGTATCTGGGCCGAGGTTTTTGCCTGTCAGACTTATAGGTGGGAAGATCTTTATCGAAATAAGAATTGCATTTGGCGCACTTTAATTTGATTGTTGTTTTCATGGTCAAAAATTGGTGGAGGTAACCGGATTCGAACCGATGACATTCTGCTTGCAAAGCAGATGCTCTACCAACTGAGCTATACCCCCTGTTGCGCTCAAAGTATATCACATTTATCAAAAAAATAAATTAAAATTTGTGGTTATTGAAAGTGAGACTATAATTATATATATGAACTGGAATACGTCAACCGGCGATGACTATTACGACTCCACGGGGTCTGAGGTCAATTCCAAGGCTTGGGTAGATTTGGCTCCAGATATTTGTAGACAAAGGCTGGTTATCGAAGGCACCCTGCACAATGTTTTTTTGCCTGAAGATATGACGCGTTATTGTCACGAAATCTCTGAGGTATTAAATATGACAGAAATAACAACACCCGTATGTAATCATGAACCAACCTATGGGTGGTGCGCTTATACGCACTGGAAAGAGTCCGGAATGCATATTTATGCGTGGGATAATAGAAATCCTAAGTTTTTTTCCATCGATATTTATACTTGTAAAAAATTCACCCCCAAACACGCCGTAAACTATACGGAAGAATTTTTTGGGGATAACTTAATTAACATAACTTGGAAAGAATAATATGGGAATTTTCATAGTAGTATTAGTAGGGGTGGTTACCGTATTGTGTTATGGAATGCTTAACAACTGCCTACGTGCAATGAGTAAAGTTAAAAGGGAAAACAAAAATGACGTACGAAAGTGAAAGAAACGAATACGAAAAGTATGCCGAGGAACAAAACTTTCATATATCAAACAGGCTTGCGCCAGAGGGGGACCAGAAAGTTGTTCTCGTAGATATCGATGAAACTATTTGTTTTTATACTGGCAAAAGACAGTATAATTTAGCTGAGCCAAGTCACGAAAATATAGAAAAAATTAACAAACTATATGATGAGGGATGGAAGGTTATATACTGGACCGCGAGGGGTGGTTCTGAAAAATCTAAAAAGACGGGGGCATGTTACTACGAATTTACGTGGAAGCAGCTAGAATCATGGGGCTGCAAATTCCACGACTTGTCTACTGGCACAAAAGGAAAGTGTGTAAAGCCGATTTACGACTTAGTTATCGATGACAAGTCTAAAAGAATAGAAGAAATATAAAATTTTATCAAGGGGGTGGACCAAGGTGGAGGCCCGAAGTTGCAGCATGTTCAGTGTATGGACCTCTGCTGCAGCTTTTTTTATGGTACGAGCGGAGGGATTCGAACCCCCGACATCCACGGTGTAAACGTGGCGCTCTAGCCAGCTGAGCTACGCTCGTAAAAAACCCCCACCCAAGCCAAAAAGCCTAAAGGTGAGGGTATGGAGATCATCGATGATTAAACGATGAATTAGTTATCTTCTTTCTCAAGTGTCTGAGGAATTTCGGTTGGAGCGGGTGGGGTAGTTGCCGCAGTGTTAGAGAGAGGCTGCGGAGATTGTGAGCTATCTGCCTGCTCATCTTGGATCTTCATCATGCCCGTCATAACATATCCAGTAAGGCAGAAGTTTACCGCCAACAGAATAACCGCTGCGCGAGCGTATACCGTTTTGACTTGCGTATATTTATTTTCATTTGTTTCGCACTGATTTTGGTCTGTTTCACACTGATTTTGTTTTGTATTACTCATAATGAACCTTCATATTAATCAACATTTTTAAAATGTCAACAACTATTTTTATGGTACTCCAGCTGGGACTCGAACCCAGAACCCTCTGTTTAGAAGACAGATGCTCTATCCAATTGAGCTACTGGAGCATTAAATAAATTTAAAAACCTTCAAGAAAACTAAAAGCCCAGTTATAGCAGCAATTATGCTTCCAATTGTTCGAACAAATTCAAGTTTGTGGTTGTGCCTGTCAATCCACCTTTCGTAATTGTCTTTAGGTGACTCAATCCTCTCTCTCCACTTATCGTCTTTGTTTGTCATACTTTTATGGTACAATTTTCTTTAAATAAATCAAGACTAAACATGATATATCGTCCACCATGGAGTGGTTTTTTTCGCTCGTTTTAAAATTGGTTTTTTTATTTATTGAGCAGAATATAACTTACTAGAAAATGAAAAAGAAAGTAACAATCTGTCTGTCTTATTACAATCAGAAATCCGCGCTAAGGGAAATTGTGTTGGGCTGGAAATCTTATCCGGAGAAGGTAAAGGAGGCTTTTTCTTTCTCTATCGTTGATGACTATAGTTTAACTGGGACAGCTCTCTCCACGATAGGTGATATTGATTTATCTGATTTAGATCTTCATATATATAGAGTAGAACAAGATTTATACTGTAATATTGCTGGAGCAAGGAACTTAGCTGTTCAAGAGTGCAAAACGGAATGGATCGTAATCCTTGACGTCGACACTATAATTACTAACGAAACAAGCGAACAAATTCTATCTCTGGCAAGCGTCCCACGCGAATGTCCGTTGGCAAAAGATGGATATAAATTTAGTAGAAAAAATATAGAAGGAAAAACCGTGCAACCTCATCCCGCAACATGCCTAATAAGAAAAGAAGATTATTGGAAAGCGGGCGGATGTAATGAAGATCTAGTGGGAGATTACGGTGGTACGGACAATTTTTTTTGGGCGGGGTGGCGAGCAGCTGAATTAAATGTAACAACCCTAAGAAATGTTTATGTAGAAACCGGTCCTCGCGGAACTGCGCCGGGAATAAACAGGGAAAAATGGCGGCCGCGTAAACACCCTAGCTTACCCTCTCCTCCCCAACATGTTAGATTTATTTGGAAAAAATTATATCCCAAATAAAAAATGGAGCGGGTGGCGGGAATCGAACCCGCGTTATCAGCTTGGAAGGCTGGAGTAATACCATTATACGACACCCGCGCCCCACCTCTAAATGTACAAGAGTCTTTGGTTTAGTCAATTGCTATTGTAATAGCTTTAGCCTTTTCTGATTTAGGTATTTTAACGGTAAGGAGTCCGTCTTCATGCCTCGCTGACAGGCCGGAAAGATCTACTTCGTCAGGGAGGGCAAAAGAATATGAGGCTGTACTTTCATCTCTCTTTGCTACGATATGTACGCGTCCTTCATCAATCCTCGCAGCTATGTCTTCTTTCTTGAAGCCCGCCAAAGGAACGTAATACTCGTAGTGCTCCTCCTTCTCCCTGCAATTAATGGAATTGTCTTTTCTTCTCCAATAAGAATGGTCGCCGTCAAAATAAGCGTTATCCCAGTTGGTTAAAAAGTTGTCAAATAATGTGTTTGTTAATGCTAGTGTTCTCATAGTAACTATAAGGAGCACAAGTCATGCCAAAAAAAACACAAAGAAAATTAAGAAAAAAATAAAACTTTGGGACATTGTGGCTCTTTTTGTTAAATAAGTGTAGTGGGTCACGGTGACTCTTCCTTAGTTTTATTATAATACTTTTGATTACTGGTGTAATATTAGATAGGAAAGTAAATGTTAAAAACAGGTCTTAAGATGAGACAACTAACCGAGGAGGATACATTATAATTTTACTTTTTGTCACAGGGGGTTTGGCTACTTCCTTTTTGAAGATTTCTTAGATTTCTTCTTTGGCCTTTTTCTTGGAGGAGGAGGCTCGTTGTTCGTTAGTTCTGTATTCTTTCTCCACCCCTGCCTGTAAAGGAAGGCCGCCACTGTGTTGGCATACTTATAGATTTCTTTCTCGGGCTTATCCCAAAAGAAGGCGTGCGCTAACTCATGGACTATGGTGTTAAGCTCTGACTTTGGCGTTAAGTGTGGGTTGATATAAATTCTTGGATTGCTTTCTTCTGGATCATCACAATAGCCGTCCGCCTTGCCGAAGTGCGCGGTGTTTGGCTTTCTAAACCGTACTTCATATCTTATGCCGTTAGCGTTTCTAAACTTAAAACAAAATTGTTGTGTCTTTTTTGGCATCGCGCTGTCTTATTATCGTCTCACGGACGAGGCTGTTTCTGTCCTCATCTTTTTCTTTTGGTTGCGGGAGCCTCTCCTGCAGGGAGATTTTTGTGCCTTCTGTTTCTAAAGTCCATTTTTGATTTTATAAAACGTAATAATTCTATTTTATTAGAAATACCGTTGCACCAATTAGCATGATGAACTAACATGTCGGTTGGCATGAATACATCTCTCTTTTCGTCAAGATCTTTATTTTCCCACCATAAGCCAGACTGATTGCTTTCAGAAAAGTTTTTAATTCCTTTCGTGTATAGCCCGTGTGTATAATATCTTTCGGGTAAATACTTCCAAACAATATTTTTGCGCTCATTAAGTAAGGTATTTATTGCTGATTGTTCTGAGCTTTCAAAGGAAACGGGACCCTGTAAAGCCTCAAGTTTTTTGTATATCTCTTGAAAAAATTTTTTTATTTTACTGGATGATTTTACCGCAAAAAAGCCACCGCATCTCCCCACAGTGTCTGAGTTATGGTCTTTCATAAAACATATGTCGCAGTCTTTTAGGTTTTCCTTCAGGTCATTATATATCTTCCCGTAGAATCTTATATCTACATCGCAAAAAAGAAAAATTTCTCCATCTACAGAGCTCTTTAGTTGTTTGTTGATGAAAATTTGTTTCTCCATCATTTGCTCTCTCCATCCATCCGAGAACAGGGCTCCCGTTGAGCATCTTTGGGGAAGCTTTTCTATTGTAAGAGAAATACCGGGCTCGAAAGGGAATGACTCAATAAAAAAATCATACAAAAACAGTTCGTGGGTATCACTGTATGAAACGCATACCTTCATAATCAAATTTTTATTTCAGCAAAGCGCTTGCCTTCCTTATCTGAATAAGCGGGGTTTCCGTCTTCCCTGCCCTCGTCAAAGAAAACTACGTCAGGGTTATTAAGCAGCCCCATTATTCTTTTTTTTGCCTCTTCGTTTCCTTTTAGTAAGTCGACAGTTTCTTTATAAACTTTAACGGCGGCTTGCTGACGCTTCTTTTTATTACAGGGACAACCCCCGACAGTATTCTCCACGGATTTTAAGAATAGATCTACTTGATTTCTTAAAACGCCAAACGTTTCGCTATCAGACTCAAGGAAAAGTTTGTTAATGCCGCACTTAATAAACATCTCAAAATTTCTATAACTTCTAAAGGTATATTCTTTACTCATAAGATTTCCTCGCTAAAATTTTCAACACTAAATACAAAACAAACGAAAACCATAAAGTTACAACAAACAACCCCAAATCTTTATATAAAAAATAAGCTCCGACATTAATCCAAAACCCAAAACAAAAGGGGCATGAAAGTAGCTTTCTTAAAAAACTTCTTTTCTCAAAGGCGATCCACTCCCAGTAGGTGTCGTCTGGCATGGCCTCTAGATGCTTCTCGTATTTGTGTATACTGAAAAGTTTATTTAATTTAAATAACTTCACATATTCCACAAAAAACTCTGTTTCATACATAAAAAATAAAATATTGGCAATTAAAAAAGAATAAACTATCGCTTCCATTTTGAATATAATACTTCAGTGAACTATTCTAGTCTAACAATTTTTATATTGTACCAATTAAAAATTTCCTTGGCTTGCTCGTCCCTCTCGTAAGTATCCTTATAGCAAACTTCCTCTATTCCGTAAGCAGCTATCATTGTAGCGCAGGAAGAGCAGGGTAAGAGTGTGACAGCTAATAGCCTGACTTCCCCCTTTTTACACAAGGACAAGCAATTCGATTCGGCGTGAATCATAAATTTTCTGCGATAGTCTCTATTATCCCAGAAATTTTTATAAGGCATTGAAACTCCAGAAGCCAAGCCATTGTAACCCACCCCCACAACCATATTGTTACTATTTAAAGCGCACGCCCCCACTTTTCTGTAAGGGTCTTCGCTCCTCTGGGAGGCTGCTTCAGCAATACTTATTGCATGCCTATGCCATGTAGGCCTTTTTTCCATCTTCTTCCGCCTCCCCCACGGGCTCGGGCACTACACAGGAAGTAGTATCTGTTTCTGTTTTCTTGTATTTTACCCGAGGTCTACCGTTGCTAGATTTAGAAACACCTACGACCGTAAGAGTGCCAGTATCCACCGCTTTGTTTAGTTTACTGTGAATTGTCACTCTAGATACTTTTTTCGTAGAAGTATCCACTACGTCCTGAGCTGTAAAAACAACATCTGGCCAGTCAATATCTACAGGTGGACGGCCCCGCTGGGGAAGTTTAACTTTTGTATTTGTCATCTTAATTAAGATTAACTAGTTTTTTTGAAAAGTCAAGAGATTTTATTGGATTTACGAGGGTTTTTAGATTATTATATTTATAATATGACAATACAGGACGCATCCAACGAGCTTTTTACGTGGTTTGAGAAGACGGATTCATTTGAAATGGGCAGGGATCTAAAAAAGGTCTTACCCATAGTAGATAACGAAGAAGAAACCATGGTTGCTTTTAAAATAGCCCTAGAAAAGCTAGAAGAAATGCAATTGATCGCCTCCAAAGACTACGGAGATAAGAAATATTATATTCTCGAAAAACACATGGACGCTTTCCAGCAGAATGTCGACCTTGGACCGTGGACAGCCAAATTCGTAGCAGGTGAAATCAATGAATTCTGCACTATTATTGAGGATAGTACTGACCTTTGTCAAACTTCTTCCATTCAAGAGAAAGACATAAGAAACCTTGTTCATGTCGTTCATTTTTATAAACAAAAAGTTTTAGAAAAAGAAGCGATAATCTCTGGAGAAAACAACAACGAAGAAGAATCTTAATATAAAACCTTGCGTTGGCTAAAAACCATGTTAAACTTTCCTCAGTTCTTTGTTAGCGGTGAAACAGCTTGTGAGGGTAAGCCTCACACGAACTCGTAAGAGACCACAGGCCCGTAAAAAGACCTTAGCCAATTGAACCTAATAAGTTCGCTGTTATTTCGGGAAAAAGCGGCAGTTGAGGCTAATGTAAGTAGAAATACTTAAGCTAGAAACTTCATCCTCCCAAGAGGAAAAAGGATAAGCAGTCAAAAGAAAAGTCCCACCGCAGAAGGGAAGAGCTCCATAGTTTAACAAGTCAGTGAGCGAGACTAAAAGAGGTTAACGCGCAGGACTAAAGCGGCTTTGTTAAAAGTAAAATTTATTTCCAAGTGGACAGCTATGTTCTTATCTCGAAAGCCTTTTCAGGCTTTCTCAACCCAGTGGAAAAATTTAAAGGATAAGCAGTCATACACGAAGATTGTTAGATTTAAAGTTTAAATAATTTTTATATATTATACAGGAACATTATGAATACAGTAATTGGTATATCCGGAGTAGCGGGAGCAGGCAAAGATACATTTTATGATCTTCTGTCTGAAAGACTTCCGTGCAAAAAGTACTCTCTAGCGAACGAGCTAAAAAAAGAAGTAAATCAATGGACACGAATGCATTATGGCATTGATTCCGTTGATTGTTCCAGAGAAGAAAAGGAAATTATAAGACCGTTCTTGGTATTTCACGGAACAACAAAGCGACACGCATCAAAGGGACGCCACTGGATAAATAAATTAAATGATACTTTAATAAACGATAAGCGCTCTGGATTCAAGATTGTTACTGATATACGTTATGACGAATATGAAAACGATGAAGTAAGTTGGTTAAAAAATGAGCTAAACGGAATTCTCGTACACATTTCCCAATTTGAGTACCAAAGAGCTGTAGCAGCCGAAATGTTCAACGACCCAAGAGAACTTTGGATCCCTGAAGAGAAAAATGAAAACCTACTGAGGTTATTTAAAGCTCCGGTCAACTCTGAAGAAGCCAGAAACGACCCAATAATTAAAGAAAAAAGTGACTTCCAAATTGAATGGGAGTTTATTAAAAATGGTCAAATAGACAAGCTTGGAAGTTACATTGATAACTTTATCGACTGGCTTGTGGACCATGAAAAAACAACAAACAGACTCAATCTTAATAAGTAAAATTAAAAAGACAGGCTGTAACGAAAGCTATAAGACTCTCTCATCTCGCCATGAAAAACTTTTCTATAAAATATGCCAGAACTATGTTCCCATAGCTCTGACCAAAGGATTCAGAAGGAGTGATGTTATAGAGAACAAAGACTTTGTGATATTCAAAGCTATACTTTCTTACAAAAATAATAAAAAAACTAAATTTTCTACTTGGCTAGGGAATTGCACGAAATATTATTGCCTTACTTTAATTAACTCTAACAAAAGACTCATAACCTCTGAAGAAGATCTCTTAACTCTTACCATAGAGTCTCGCTCGAAGGAAATGCATGACCAAACAAGCAAGTTTGAACATGATAAAGAATATATTTTCAATATATTAAATAACCTTAAGGATAAGCGAATAGCAAAGGTGTTTAAGTTAAGATATTTCGATAATTTTAAAGAAAAAAAGAAACCCACATGGAGCTTTATAGCAAAAAAAATTAAAACGAGCACACAAACCGCCATTAACCTACACCAACGAGGCAAGGAAATATTAAGAAAAAAAATAACTTCAACAAATTTTCAAGATATGATTTGACAACTTAAAAAAACACATTATACTTTAGGCAGTATGAGTGAAGAAAACAAAGCTAAAACTGATTGGCAGAAAAGAGAAGTAGGCGCGCTGTGGAAAAAAGAAAGCCCGTCTCAAAAATACTTTTCTGGTCACGTAAAAATTGATGATTATGGAGAAGAAAAGCTCCTTAAGGTCGTCGTTTTTTCTAACAGGCATAAAAACAAAGATAATCACCCAGATTTTCGAATTTATACCGTAGATGACGCACGCCCTACGGGTAATGGACCTAAAGAGGCTCCTAGTCAGGAACCTGCGTTGGCAGACGAAGAAGTGCTTTAATATATGCGCTTTGCTATCAACGCTCCGATTAACCCAAGTTCTTTCGGACAAGTTAGCACAGCTATACTAAGGGTTCTTCATAAAAGGGAACTAGGTCCCCCGCTTTTTCCAGCGGGTGGATCTATTTCCTTAGAACACCAAAATCGCTCTGCAGAATTCGAATCTTGGATTGAATCTTGTGTAAAGAAAGCTTTCTTACACGATAGAAAAAATCCGTGTCTTAAAATATGGCACCTGAGCGGTTCGCTTCTTTCGTTTAGTGAGAAGCAAACACTTCTTACGTTTCACGAAACAGATTCTCTTACGGATCAAGAAGTTAATGTAATAAAGAACAACAGAACCCTTGTTACCAACAAATATACCGCCGAAGTATTCAAATCCTTTGGAGTGGATGCGGAAGTAGTACCTCTCGGCTTTGATGTAAATAGCTTTCAAATAATTAATAAAAAATATTTTAATGACGATAGAATTGTTTTTAACCTGTGTGGAAAATTTGAAAAAAGAAAACACCACAAAAAGATAATTCAATCTTGGGCTAAGAAATACGGTAATAACAAGAAATACTATTTACAATGTTGTATATATAATAATTTTTTCTCCGAAGAAGAAAATGCCGAGCTTTTTAAATGGACTTTAGAAAATAAAGATTTTTTCAATATTCATTTTGTAGGATATATTCCATCAAACAAGGACTATAACGACTTCCTTAATTCTTCAGACATAATAATCGGCATGTCAGGTGGAGAAGGATGGGGGTTACCAGAGTTTCAGTCTACAGCCCTCGGGAAACATGCTATCATATTAAACGCTCACGGATACAAAGAATGGGCGGATGAAACCAATAGTGTATTAGTCGAACCAAAAGGAACTATCGATTCGCATGACGGAAAATTCTTTAAACAAGGAGAGCTCTTCAATCAGGGAAATTTTTTCGACTGGGAAGAAGACGATTTTCTAGACGCATGTGATAGGGCAATTAAACGGTGCGAGACAGAACCAATTAATGAATACGGAATCCAACTACAACGTAACTTTACTTACGAAAAAACCTTAGACGAACTCCTAGACAAACTATAAAAAAAATGCCAACTTACGAATACATCCACCCAGACACAGGAGAAACGATAGAAGTCGTTCAAAAGATGAAAGAAGACCATATCTACATTGATGAAGAGGGCGTTGAATGGGAAAGACTATTCTCTGCCCCCAACACCGCCATAGACTCTGCTGGCATGGACCCATTTTCTAAAGATGACTTCATGAGAGCAACAGCTAAAACAGGTATGACAGCGGGAGACATGATGGACCTCTCTAAGGAGCTAAGTAACAAAAGAGAAAAGTCCGCAGGACTTGACCCAGTAAAGCAAAAAACTGTAACAAACTACGAAAAAAAGACAGGTAAACCCCACCCACTTAAAAACAAATGAGATTTTCCGTATTTACACCCTCGCACGACTTAAGTCGCATTGATAGACCAATTAAAAGCCTTGAAGCCCAAACTTTTAAAGACTTTGAATGGATAGTACTGCTTAATAATGCGGCACTCAAGGAAAGAGAAGTTCTAGAAGCAAAGCTTAAAGGAACGAAAATTAAATATCGCTTTGTAGAATTCTTTCAGGTCGACAACAGCAACATTGGGTACCTTAAAAATGAATGCTGCAATGCTTCTTCAGGTGAAATATTAGTAGAGCTTGATCACGACGACGAACTAGAACCCAACTGCCTTGAAGAGCTCGATAAAAAATTTAAAGCAACTGGAGCAGATTTTGTTTACTCCGACGACTTCGCTGTAAGGCTTAATCCGGAAGATGGTGAGGAAGTTTTTCAAACACCGTTTAATGCTCAGTTCGGCTGGTCGGTAGTAGAAGAAGATGGAAAGAAATACCACCCTACTCACGAGCCTTCTGCTGTTGCGTTTTCTTATATCTGGTATGCGCCTGACCACGTAAGAGCTTGGAAACAAGATTTCTATCATTCTATCGGGGGGCACGATATTGAATTAGATATATGCGATGATTACGATTTAATTTGCAGGACATACATACACGGAACCTGCGCTAGAGTAGACAAACCATTATATAAATATTTTTACCACGAAGACAATACGGCTTACGGTGAAAAAAATAAAAAAATCCAAGAAAAAACCCACGAGCTTCACGATAAGTATATATTTGCTATGGCCTCTAAATGGGCGGACATAAATAACTTAAAGAAAGTTGATCTCTGCTCTTGTAATAATAAGCCAGAGGGATTTATAGGCATAGATAAAAGAAAGCTAAATAATGATGATATCGTATTTGACTTGGATGAACCAAACTGGCCTTTCGAAGATGGGTCTGTTGGCGTATTCCGAGCGCAAGACGCCCTAGAACACATGAAAGACCCGATAAACACCATGAAAGAAATTCACAGGTGCCTCGCTCCATTGGGTTGGGCAATTATTGAGGTTCCAAGCACTGATGGCCGAGGAGCCTTTCAAGATCCTACTCATGTTAGTTTCTGGAACAGCAATAGTTTTTGGTATTATACACAAGCACAGCAAGCACAATTCATAGGGACTCCAGTTAAATTCCAGTTAAATAGAATATTGGATTACCACCCAAACGACTTCCATAAGTATCACAATATAGTTTACACAAAGGCTCACCTTGTAAGGCTTCCTGATGACCCAGAGGTATTAGTTCCGCATGGCCGTCGTATTTAATTGTTTTTTATTCTTCCCCTCTTAAAAAAAACATGTACTATTAGTAAAGTAGGCACTTTAGAAATGAGCGACTCAGTAATTTATGTCAAAAAAAGGAACGGTCGGCTCCAAGACCTAGACATTAACAAAATCAACCTGTGCGCAGAAAGAGCATGTAAAAACCTAGAGGGTGTCTCAGCAAGCGAGGTAGTTCTTGACGCCCATGTTCAGCTTTATGATAAAATTACCACAAAAGAAATAGACAAAGCTCTCATTTTATCTGCTCGCCAAAAAATTGAAAAGGAACCTAATTACAATTTCGTCGCTTCTAAGCTTTTGCTTTTTAATATTCATAAAGAAGTATTTGGCAGCAGTGTAGACAAGGAAGCCTTTGAGCATCAGTATCGCCTAGCCTTTGTTAAAAACATAAAACTTCTAACGAAAGAAGGTATCCTATCTGAAAAACTTTTAGACTTTGATTTAAAAAAACTTTCTGAGTCTCTTAAGTTATGCAGGGATTTTAAATTTAAATACCTTGGGCTTCAAACCCTTTATGATCGTTACCTCCTTCGTGTTAGAGACAGGAGACTAGAGGCCCCTCAGTCATTCTGGATGAGAGTAGCTATGGGGCTCGCGCTTAACGAAAAAAATAAAGAACAAAAAGCTATAGAATTCTATGAAACCATTTCTAAATTTTTACTATGCCCTTCTACACCCACTCTTTTTAATAGCGGGACTACTCACAGTCAGCTTAGTTCTTGCTATCTCAACACTTTCGATGACAGCATCGATGGCATATTTGAAGGCGCTTGGCAAGAAGCAAGAAAATCTAAATATGCAGGAGGGCTAGGCTTTGATGTCACTAATTTTCGTTCTTCTGGGTCTCACATCAAGGGAACAAATGGGACTTCTAGCGGGCTTGTACCTTGGCTTAAAATTTATAACGATCTACTTGTCGCAGTTAACCAAGGCGGTAAGCGGCCCGGCGCTGGTTGTGCTTATCTCGAGCCTTGGCACTTAGATATAGAAGACTTCCTTGACCTAAAAAAGAATACTGGCGATGAACGCCGCAGGTGTCATGACATGAATACCGCCAACTGGCTGCCTAATTTATTTTTTGATTATGTAGAAAAAGATAAAGACTGGTACCTGTTTTCTCCTTCTGACGTTAGAGACCTACACGAGCTCTATGGAAGCGATTTCGATAAACGGTACAAAAAATACTGTACCATGGCAAGGAACGGAGAATTATCAAACTTCCGTACAATAAGCGCAAAAGAACTGTGGAAGAAAATGCTGAGAACCCTTTTCGAAACAGGCCACCCTTGGATGACTTTTAAAGATAGCGCCAATATGCGTTATTCAAATTCTCATAAAGGTGTTATTCATAGCTCTAACTTATGTACTGAAATTTTCCTGCATACCAAACCCTCTCAATTCAAGCACGGCGACAAGTCAGAGATAGGAGAGACAGCGGTATGCAACCTAAGCTCTGTAAACCTCAAGGAGCACCTGAAACAAAACGGAAAACTAGATTTTAAAAAATTATCAAAAACAATAGCGGTACAAATGCGTATGCTAGATAACGTAATTGATTTAAACTTTTACCCAACCGCCGAAGCAGAAAAAGCGAATCTATCTCATCGTCCTGTCGGAGCCGGGAGCATGGGTTGGGCAGACGTATTCCATTCGTATAAAGTAAATTTTTCGTCTGATGATGCTATTAAATTTTCTGACGAGCTTTATGAATTTATTTCTTATCATTGCATTTTAAATTCCAGCAAGCTTTCTAAAGAGAAAGGAAAGTACTCTACGTACGAAGGGTCTCTCTGGGATAGAGATACGTTACCTTCTGATACGTACAAAAACTTAATGGAATACCTAGGAGACTATAAACCCATCTTGCATAGAGGAAAAAAATATTGCCCAGACCTAGACTGGAAAGAACTTCGCGCTCACATTAAAGAACACGGAATGAGAAACAGTAATACAATGGCTATTGCGCCGACGGCGACAATCTCTTACATACAAGGTTGTTCACCATGTATTGAGCCGGATTTTTCTGTGTTATTTGTATATGAGAACAAGAGTGGCAACCTTACTATAGTAAATGAGTGGTTCATCAAAGAATGCCGAGAAAGAAATATATGGAATCAGGGAATGATCGACGCCATAAAAGCTGTGGATGGTGACCTAATGCGCTTAAATGGTGATATTCCAGAAGACCTAAAGTCTCGCTACTGCACAGCCTTTGACCATGATCAGTTCAAGCTGCTTGAATGCGGGGCAGCTAGACAAAAATGGATAGATATGGGGCAAAGTTTAAACTTGTTTAATAATAAAACTTCGTTAAAATACTTAAATGATCTTTATTTTCATGCTAAAAAGCTTGGATTAAAAAGTACATACTACTTAAGGAACCGTGCGGCAAGCGAAATTGAAAAAGCTACGACTGATAGTGACGTTAGTGATATTAATTCAGATAACATTGATGCTCCTATTGCTTGCAGCGTTCTAGATCCTTCGTGCGAGAGCTGCCAATGACAAAGAGGGGAAAGCAACGGATGACCAAAAAAAGAACATTAAAATTAATAGAAAACCTAGCTAATACCTTAAACAAAGAGAAAGGCATGGAAGACGCAGCCTCAATAATGTATGTCCTCGCAGGAACAATTGCCCTAGATAGCGAAGAAGCTCTGAACTCATTATGTATACACAATGTATTATGGGCAGATCAAGCTTTAAAAGCTATACAACAATCAAATGAAGTTGACGGAGGAACAGCTCCGCCAGATATGAATCCGCCCAAGGCATCAGAAGATGAATAAAAAAGACGGCATGTTACTAAGCGATGATGTTTCTGGGGTAAATCAGATCTTGCCCCATAAACACCAATTTGCTTGGGATTTATTTCTTAAGGGGGTAGCCAATAACTGGTCTCCAGCAGAAATAAATATGTCCACAGACATAGAACAATGGAAATCCGGAGAGCTTTCCGATGACGAAAAATTACTTGTTAGAAGATGTCTTGGTTTTTTCGCCGGAACAGAATCCTTAGTTGGAAACAACCTGCTGCTTACTGTAAACAGATGGGTAACGGACGCCGAATGTAGTCAGTATATACTTAGGCAAGCCTACGAGGAGTCCTTACATAATTGGACCATAGTTACATGTTGCGATTCTTACGGCCTTAAAGTAGGTGAGGTGTACGAAGCTTACTTAAATATTCCATCTATTAAAAATAAAGACGATTTCTTAATAAGCATAACGTCAGACGTTAATAGGGTAGATTTTTCGACGAGGACAGTAGACGGTAAAAGAGAATTTTTAAGAAACCTAATTACCTATTATATAGTTTGTGAAGGTACGTTTTTCTTTAGCGGGTTCGCCATGCTTCTTGCTTTAGGGAGGCAAAATAAACTGCCCGGACTTTCAGACCAAATTAGATACACATTGAGAGACGAAAGTCTACATATTCAATTTGGCACATACTTAATTAATACGATAAGAAATCAATACCCATCGGTGTGGACGAAAAAATTCGAGGCAGAAACAGTTGAGCACATTAAAAAGGCAGTAAACCTTGAGGTAGAATATGCTCATGACGTTCTTCCCCGTGGAATCCTTGGCTTAAATGCCGACATGTTTGTAGATTACATGCAATACATTGGCAACAGAAGGCTAGAGGGAATTGGCATCGACTTTCGTTTCGATAGCGACCATAATCCATTTCCATGGTTATCGGAAGTTGTCGATACGGGAGCGATGACCAACTTTTTCGAAAGAAAAGTGAAGGACTACCAAAACTCAGGAGTCCTAGAAGACGATTTTTAACATACATGAAAACACTAGTAATACTAACAGTAGGGACGCTGCTTTTCGCGGTGTCAGGTTGTACAAGCACAGTAACCCTTGGCGCTAAGGCTAATGAATCTCAAATCATGGGGGCTTCCGCCGGCCAAGAAGGGGTAAGCCTAACTCTTCCGCTTGTGAAGGGGGAGGTAACCCCTACTGGCACCGCGCCCAAAAAATAAAGGCGCAACAAAAACCATAGCACAACAAACCCCCTTCGAGTAACGTCTTTCGCTCGGAGGGGGTCTTTTATTATTCTTTACGCCAAATTGTCCAAATTAATACCCCTATTATTGCTGCCACAGGGCAAAAAAACAGAAGATAAGCTACAATAGTTTCAATATCCATCATGGTATTACTTACACTATTTAATATAATATTTTTCCGACGATATTTTTAATAGGCAACAAACCAAACCAAGAATCTCTCCTGTTATCCCCTATTACCCACACAAATCCTTCGGGAACTTTTTGCCCCGTCTGACTTACCAAGTTAATAATAATCTCTCCAGCTTCTGGCCCGTTCCAATATTTTAAATTATTATCATTTTCATCCACAAGATAAAAGCTTATCTCTCCTCTTCCGAATGGGTCCTTTAGCTCTTTTTTATTTAAATGTATAATTCCCTGTTCAATCCCTATGATGTCACCGGGTAACCCTATGATTCTTTTACTTAGATTTTCGTTATTGTCATTAATGACTACGTTATCGAACCTCCTAGGAACCCAATCCTTCCCCAATGAAGATATTCTTTCGATGACAACCCATTCTCCGTCTTCTAAAGTGGGCTGCATGCTTGGACCCACAGTCTTAACGAATCTATATTGCGAGGCAAACGGAAATGTTATGACAATCAATATCAAACATACCCTAGCAGTCTTATTCTTTAGAATTGCGCGCCACATATTTGTTAAATAAGAATCTTACAATTAATGCGATTCCTATCAATATAATAGCCCACATTACCAAAGGATCAAAATTTATTACATCTTCACCATTACTTGTGGTAGGCCCAGAGAGCTCATTACTGTCCCCAGAGCCCCCTTCTAGAGGCTTTTCTTGAGCTTCAGAGTCCTTATCGCCGGCGATTTTATCACCAACCCACCCTATTCCCTTGAACGGGAGACTAACAGCGGTTTTAATAGCCTTACAGCCAGAAAACGAAAGAACAATAATCAACACAAGCGCGGAAACAAAAAAGAATCTCACTTTCTTATAAGTATTTTTCTTAAATATAGATGGAAAAAAGCAGCTCATAAACTCCTTAAATTATCAAACTCAAACATTTCTGTCTCAGGTAACCCCACTCCGTGGTCACTGTACTGAGGAACACGTCCTTCATACAGGGAGGCAATGTTCTTATAATCGATTTTGTTTTTTTCCTTATCCCATGCGCTACTAGGATCTCGCTCTGCAATATCTTTTTTGATCCGCTCAATATGCTTCCTAAGTGCAATTTCTGTTTTATTGTTCATGATACTAAAGCTATTATATTCAAGGCAAGGCTAACGCCGAGCGCAGAGGCCAAGGCAACAATTATATACTGCTCTGTAGTAAAATGGGTAGACGCTTCTTTCTTTTTCCTTTTGATTTTCATCGTAGGTTTTTGCTCCTGCTTATATATCCACCAGTTCCCAGATTTATCTTGAGTAGCCCATTCTTTTTCTTCGTTTTTCCACCAATAACTGTCTTCTCCTAATACCCTCATGTCTAAATCCATTTATCTGGGTCAATTGGCTCAGGTTTTTTTATCTTAGGAGGCCAATGACCTATACTCTTAAGATAATCTACCAGTTTTTGAAGAATCATGCCCTGTTCGTTTATAGTTTCACCAGCCCGCTCTATCTGTTCGTGTTGTTGGTCGGAGGTCTTTAGCAGCTCGTTTATCATTCCGAATTGATCAATTGAAGTTTGCGCTAATTCATTGTTTTCCTTAATCAGCTCTATTTTGTCCATCATGAAACCGACCTCTTTAGTTGTATGTTTTATGTCTTTAATAAATATAATAGACATCATAACCAAAGCTACAAAGCATCCCGTATAAATGCTCGCAGCGTTCCTGTTGGCCCAAGCATTCACTGAAGCAAAAAATTTCTTCATGTAAACAATTACACTATTAAAACCGCAAACATTTCTTAAAGAACTATCAATTGCGCTACACTTATTAAATAAAAATGTGAAATAAAAATTAATATTTATTTTTTAAATTTGTGAATCTTTTTTTCTTTAGTGTAATTAACTTCAGCTATGAAAAAATTACTATCAAGACTCAGTAAATGGTGGTCTTCCGGCGGAAAGCTGCGGAACCTTGGTCTTTGGGACAAACTCGTAGATCTAAAAGATTGGCTAATGAGTCATTTAGGTTGTCATACATTCTGGAAATCAATGGTTTTGATTCTTTCGGCTGTGTTGTTGCACTTTGGATGTCTTTGTCCTTGGACCGTACTAAAACTAGGGCTCCTATCTTGGGGTTTAATTTTGCTACACAAGCATCACTCAGATCACTGGCATATTTAAATCAAATAGAGACATCTTTACATACCCAATTTCTTAAAAATCCGTGTAATTACTTATATGGAAGGAGTATCATTTCAACTATTTGTTAACGTAGTCTTCACTCTAATCACCTTTTTAGGGGGGTGGGTACTTAAAGTAGTCTTTTCAGGCATCAAGGAACTAAGGGACGAAATGGAAGACCTTAGAGACGGAAGAAGAGAAGACTACAGAGAATTATCGGAAAGAATGCATAACGTTGCCCTTTCTATGCCAGAAAAATTCGTATCTAAAGACGACTTCAACACCTTTTCTGAACGAATGATTGACAGGTTTGACCGTTTAGACGAAAAAATTGACTCTCTTGTCAAAAAGTAAGCTTGATTCACGTAAAAAAATCCATATACTGGTCTTGTAGTGTTCACTAGAAAAACATACGAGACCATTATTCATTTATTCCTAAAAAGCCCAGCGGATTGCTACCGCCCAAAAGAATATAGGCTAGCTAAATTTATGATTAAGATGATTCCGGATTTAAACTTCTGGAAATCCATTCAACCTAATTTCGTAGAGATAGAAGGGCGGGTAACATCCTTAACCTATTTCCTTACCGAAGAAAACAAGAGTCTATTCCTTGACGAATATAAGCGCCACAAAAGAATATCTAAATTTGAGCCTGACAAACTAAAAGAAAAGAGCTACCCTTTAGAAGACGACAAAACCGGAGAAGACTCTCCCTCTGTGAAATCTTCGAATAAAAAATTAAATTTATTAAACTTTATAAAACATGGCACGAAAAAAGAAAACTGAAACAACCACAGGGATATCTCCAGAAGACCAGATCCAAGCCTACCTTGAGCAAAACAAAGGGGATCACTATAACTTTGAAGAAGAAAGGCACTATGTAGTATCTAGCGGTAGCCTGCTGATGGATATCGAAATGGGGGGAGGCATTGGTCCCGGGATTATAAGAGCCTCAGGAATTACAGAAGGAGGTAAAACTTCCTGCGCTCTGGCTTTCGCTAAGAATTTTCAAAAAATGGATGACTCAATGGTTATTTATTTTAAATCAGAAGGAAGGCTCACTCACGATATGCTTGAGAGAGCAGGGATAGACGAAGGCCCCAAGAAGTGGAAAATAATTAAATCAAATGTATATGAAACAGTTATTAACTTAATGAGAGACCTCGTTAAAAACAATAGCAAAAATTTTAAATATATGTTTATTATAGACTCTATGGATTCTTTAGTGCCAAAAAACGATTTAGAGAAAGGACCGGAAGAAGCTAACAAGGTCGCAGGAGGTGCGCTATTAAGTTCAGACTTTTTGAGAAAGATGGCACTAGCCCTCTCCACGAGGGGTCATATTTGTTACATGGTATCTCAAGTAAGGAGCAAGGTTCAAATTAACCCTTATGAAAGAACCGACGCTAGAGTAACCAATGCCTCAGGGGGTAACGCTCTACTTCATTACAGCGACTGGATCTTAGAGTTCCAAGAAAGACACTTAAAGGACATTATATCTTCCGAGGCGAACGGAAAAGGAGACCTGTACGGGCATTGGTGTAAGGTTGTTTTCAAGAAAACCCCGAACGAAAAGACCGGAACGCTAGTCAGGTACCCGATAAGGTACGGAAGTAAAAACGGTAAAAGTATATGGGTTGAGTACGAGGTAGTTGACATGATGCTCCAGTGGGACATGGCCAGCAGAAAAGGCGCATGGATCACCATAGCAGATGACTTAATAGAGGAAGTTAAAAAAGAGACCGGTCTAGACCTAGACAAACAACATCAAGGCCTAGATAATCTCAAGAAATACTTTGAGGAGAACAAGGAAATAGGTAAGTATTTATTTTTTAAATTTAGAGATGTACTTAAAAAGTCATAATATAGTGTAAATAAATTTATGGGGGCGTACTGGATTCGATTTGGATTCTTACGCCAGATTGCAAGCAGAGGATGATGGTTGGCCTCTTAAAACATCTATCAAAAAAACATAAATGCCAACGATAACGTTGACATGGAGTTCGCTCCTTCAGTAGCTGAAGCTGACGAGATTCTCGCTCAGTTCGGTTATGTTGAAGAGGAGTCTCTCCAACTGGCGGCATAAGTCCCGTCACGTCCTACTCTGGATGCTCGCTAAAGAGCTAGGGCGACGACAGCGAGCAAAAAACTGGAGCACGTAAGGGAGCCCAGTATAAATTTATTATATCCTTTACGACCTCGCGTAGGCCGTTTGTCGGTGACACGCCAAGCGAGTATTAACACCGACTAAGCTTGTAGTATATCTGAGCAGATGGCTCTAAAGACGTGGGTTCGACTCCCACCGCCTCCACCAATTTTAAAGTCTGAGCGTAGTGTGAGCTTGCACGCCTTCGCGCGTAGGAGGACCGGAGTAGCTAACCGGCGCTCAGGCTTCTTATATTATGAGGCTTTACAATGTAAACGGAAGACTGCAAAGCAAGAGCGTATCTAAATACCTCATAAACTGGAACAAAAAATCCAGATCGAAACTACAAAAACGAGTAAAGGACTTCTTCAAACCTTACTGGTCGGGGCACGTTGTCTACGAAGAATTCCCCGTGTATGGGACAAGGCTTAAGGTAGATATTTTAAATGCAACCATCAAGGTCGCGATAGAAGTGAACGGCCCACAGCACTCTTCCTTTAATAAATTCTTTCACGGTAACTCAAGGGCTAAATACTTAGCCTCCATAAAAAGAGACTGGAAAAAAGCCAACTGGCTCGAAAAAAACAACTACAAACTAATAGAGCTGGAAGAAAGTGATATGGAAAACCTGTCTAAAGAATTCATTGAAACCACATTTAAAATAAAGATTTAATTTTTTTGTTGCCCCCTATAAAAATTCCTGTATACTCAGTACATGCAAACAAACGACAATGCGAAGTGGAACAACAAGACAGAAACAAGCGGAAGAGGAGTCGGAATGAAAGGCAATATTAAACATGGAATCAATATATTCGATACAGATAGAAAGACACGTACTAGGCGGACTAATCAAGAACCCGAAACTTTTCGCAGACATTGAAAGATACATTTCTGAGAAAGACTTTATAAATGAAGTTCATCAAACCATCTTCTGCGTTCTAAGAAATACTATAATTAAAAACGAAAGCGTTGATACAGTAATCATCGCTGAAAAAATAAAAAATATTGGAATATCATTTAAAGATGATATTAATATTTATGATTATTTAGAATCAATTTCGTTTACTTCAATAAACATCAAGGGGTTAACGGAAGCAGCGCAAGAACTTGCGAAGCTAACGGTTAGGAGAAATTTATATCACAAATGCGATGATATAAAAAAATTCTTAAAGGAGAACGGCGAAAGGAACATTGACGAGATCGTAAGTGAAGTAGATACTCTATACGGCGACGAACTTAAAGAGATCGAAACCACGGAGAAAGAGCCAGAACTTCTCTTAAATGATATAGAAGCCTTGGTTGAAGAAAGAGGGGAAAATCCTTCTGATGAATCAGGATTTGCTACACCTTACCCAGAATTCAATAGATTGTATGGCGGGCTACGACCCGGGAACCTATACGCCGTAGTCGCAAGACCCGGCCAAGGAAAGTCTACCTTCATAGCAGATATATGCAGAAAGATTGCTGAAAAAGGCGAAGTAAAAGCGCTACTATTAGACACAGAGATGGATACGATAGACGTAAAATTCAGAATAGCATCAGCGCTCAGCGGAGTATCCCTATGGCACCTTGAAACAGGTAACTGGAGGAGAAATTCAGATCTAGTAAAAAAAGTACGTAGCGCGTTTAAAAAAATAGAAAATTGCGAGTTTTACCACTATCCCGTGGGGAATAAAAACATAGACCAACTATGTTCATTTGTCCGGAGATGGGCTATGACCCACGTTGGCAGAGGTAATTCCTTTGTTCTTGGCTATGATTATATAAAACTGACAGGAGAAAGAGTTGGAAACAACTGGGCAGAATACCAAGCAATAGGAGACAAGGTCGACAAACTTAAGAAACTTGCCGAAGAATTAAACTGTCCAATAATCACCGCTATACAAGCAAACCGCAGCGGAGAAAACTTTAACAGACGAGGGAATACAATCATCGACGATAGTTCAGCAATTGCCCAGTCTGACCGCCTTCAGTGGTTTGCTTCATTCGTTGGAATCTTTAGAAGAAAAACTGTAGACGAACTTACTAGCGACGGAGAAGAGTTTGGGACACACAAGCTCATCACTCTCAAAACAAGATTCCAAGGCAAAGACGCAGCGGGGCATCATGACCTAGTAAGAAGAGTTGATGAAAATGGTAACGTAAGATTTGAAAATAATTTTCTTAATTTTACTGTAAGAAATTTTAACGTCGAAGAATCCGGCAGCGCAGCTGATATTTCGGCCAGAGAAAGAATGCAGTACGATTTAGAAGACGAAAGCAATCAAGATGGAGACGTGATATAAATGGATTTTAAAAACATCTTGTTAGATGTTGGATACTCCAATATCAAAGACAATGGAAGGGAGTTTCGAATGAAGCCAGTCTACAGGGACTCCAGCAGTGACACGGTGCTTTCCGTAAGGAAAGACACCGGTCACTTCATTGACTTTAGTAAGCAGATTAGCGGTTCGTTCGAATACCTAATACAGCTTTCCATGGGTTTAAAAACTGTGGAAGAAGCCAAGACTGTCTTAAAAGATAAATGGGAAATAAACAGTGAAATCAAAAGGGAGCACAGGCCACCGGTTTCAAGTCCGAAAATTTTCCCAAGCACCTATCTTGAAAAAATAATCCAAGATCATTCTTACTGGGAAGAGCGCGGTATATCTAAGCAAACTCTGGAACTTTTTAACGGTGGCGTAGTTCACAGCGGGACAATGGCTGATAGATATGTTTTTCCCATTTTCAACTCCAAGAAAGAATTAATAGGGGTGACTGGTAGATACCTTAAAAATCTTCCCGAAGAAAAAAGCAAACCTAAATGGCTACACAGAGGAAGGACCTCGGAATGGAAATATCCCCTTCAAATAAATCAAAAAATCCTCAAAGAAAAAAAAGAAATAATATTAATTGAAAGCATTGGAGATATGCTTGCCCTGTGGGAGTGCGAGATTAAAAATACTATAGTAGTTTTTGGGCTAAACATAAGCCCTTCCTTTATTAGTTTATTAATTAAGTTAGATCCTAATAAAATTTTTGTATCTTTTAACGATGACTCAGATAATAATAGCGCAGGGAACAAAGGTGTTGAGGCTGCTGTAAGAAAACTTAAAAATTATTTTGACCCCCATCAAATCCAAGTGGCTTTTCCTACCAAAAATGACTTCGGGGATATGAGCAGAGAAGAGATATTGGAATGGAAAGAGATAAATATCTTAAAGAAGTAGAACTTACGCTCGCTGAGATCGTAAAGGAAGAAGACTCTGTAAAAATAATCAAACAATGCCTAGAAAAACGAGAAAGCGAACTGTCTTTTAATTCTTTTAGATATGGAAGAAGCCTAGGAGACAACTATTCCATAGGACATAACCCTAAATCTGGGGAAGAATTTTATAATGAAATAATTAAGGTTAAAAAAATAAGAAACTTAGTTGACTACCTTTTATTACTAGCGCAGAATAAAGACAACTAAAAAACAGTCAAAAACACCATGAGACTAGACCACATAGCCTATCGAGTAAAAGATAGATACGACACAGCCGAATTTGTCAAAGAAGCTTTCGGCTACAAGGTTGGTACAGAGTTTCAAATTGAATTTGATGATGGGTCCAAAGCTGACTGTCTAGCTCTTGAGCCACCTGAAATAAGGCACCCGGATACGACGCTTTGGACCTATCACGCTTTACAGTCTGCCCCCTATGCGCCCATCAAAGCAGAGTACCATGCTCCTCCAGAGATTTTTATTAGCGACGGCAGCAAGGGCTCCATAGTTGGAGACTGGGTAACGGAAAGAGGAAACGTGGGAGGCATTCACCACATGGCATACCAAGTCGAAGACGTGGCGGCGGTCATGAAAGAATGGAAAGAAAAGGGTTACGCAGAATTTTATTCCGAAAAACCAATTACATGTAAAGACCCAGACCTTACGCAGGTTTTCACCAAACCGTCACAACTAACAGGAGTAATATATGAATTCATTAATAGAGAAGGCGCTGGGTTCTGCAAAGACAGCGTTAAAGAGCTTATGGAATCAACCAAATAATTATCATTTTATGAACTTCGAAGGTAGAAATTATATTAACGGCAAGTGGCAAGAAACCCACCACATGTACACCAAGCTAAACCCCTCAACAGGGAAGGCTCAAGGAGCGTTTCCGTTGAGTGGACACATAGAAGTCGAAACGGCGGTTGAATCAGCAAGGAGGACTTTTCACAAATGGAAAAAAGTAAGTCGCTTTGTACGTTCAGACTACATGTATAAAGTTGCTCAAATAATTGAGAGAAGAAGAGAAGAGCTGGCTACAGTAATTTCCCTAGAAACAGGAAAAAACTATAATGAATCAATAGCTGAAGTAAATGAAGCTTTACATATGGCTCAATTTGCGTTCGGTTCTGGTAGATATTCCCATGGTGAAGCCGTGGCGTCTGAGATAGAAGATAAAGATGCCTATATGCTTCGTAAGCCAAAGGGTGTAATAGCAATTATATCTCCATTTAATTTTCCTTTGGCTATCGGAGCGTACTGGTGTGCAGCGCCAGCCATAGTAGAGGGAAATACGGTAGTAATTAAACCAAGTGAAGATGCGCCAATGTCAACACAAATGGCTGTCGAAATTTATCAGGAAGCTGGGCTACCTGATGGAGTCGTTAGCTTGGTGCATGGCAATGGTGATAGCGGTGATCTTCTGGCTCGCGCTGATGTCGATCATATTTGTTTTACTGGTTCTGCCGAAGTTGGACAACACGTTAGAAAGGTAGCGGCAGAAAGTTGGCATAAGACAACTTCATGCGAAATGGGGAGCAAGTCTGCCTGCATAATCTTCGACGATGTTGAGGCTAAACTAGCTCTGGAAGCAGCCATTGCAAGCGCCCACAAGCTTTCTGGGCAACGTTGCGTTTCGTCTGGTAGAATGATAGTGCAAAGATCTATAGTAGACCAATTTGCCAAAGACTTTGCAAAAGCTGCGGCCGACTTAAAGACTGGTAGTCCTTTCCAAAAGGTAGTCAGTACTTCAGGCACGCCAGACGCGCTCGGCTGGGTAGACTACAAGCCAGACGAAACTCAGAACTATGGACCACTAATTAACAAGCAGGGGTTTGAGAAAGTAAAAAAATATAATGACATGGTTCTAGCCGATGCAGAAGCGGAAGTCTTGCTCCCACCTAAATACGAAAGTGTAAATGACAGAGCATTCTTTTCTTCTTTTATAGTTTACAAAACCGAGTGGCGTGATGTACCCTACTTAAAGAATGAAGTGTTTGGGCCTCACGTTGCTATTATTCCTTTTGACGATCTCGATGACGCCATTCGTATCTATAATGATACTGATTACGGGCTTGCGGTTGGTGTGCTTACGAACGATTTTAGAAAAGCGCGAGTCTTACGGGACGAATGTGAAGCGGGAATGATTTACTGGAACGGTGGGTCTATTGCCGCAGAATCACATCTTTCTTTCGGAGGCGTAAAGAAATCTGGCAACGGATTTCCAAGTGCAGCCAGAACATACAGAGCGGTAACCCACGAAGTTAGCTGGACGGTAAACCACGCCGACAAACTAACCTTCCCACAAGGAATGAAATAATTATGGCTAATAAAGAAAAAAGAAAAAAAGAAAAAAAGAAACCAGCGAAGCTAACGCCAGCGGAAAAAAAGAAAAAGAAAAGAGAAAAGAAAAAGGGTAAATAAAATGGCCCTAATTACCGTAGGTCTTGCAGTGGGCGCAACAATTATCGTCGGTATCTGGATAATGAACTTTACAGAATTAAAATAAAAATGACAACTTTTATCAAATGGTTCCTATTTAACGCCGTTTTCCTTACGGCGGTTTTCTTCGCCGAAACGAAGGGCGCGATCTCCCTAATGATTAGTAATGACATTAGTCATTTAACTATCGTGATTATAGCGCTGTACGTAATTATGTCCGCGTTTACAGGCAGACTCTGTTATCTAGCGGATAAAACAGAAAAAATGTCTGACATTCGCCATCTCTTAAGAAAAGCAGACGCGGGATGGTTTGCGGCTGAGCACTTCTTTTCTCTAGGGTTACTCGGGACTGTGTTTGGACTATGCGCGGCAACCTCTACTAGCCTGAACGAAGGCACAGAAGTAAGTGATATTGTATCAGGACTCAAGACAGGACTAAACACCGCTTTTTATACAACTATTTGCGGGATTGTATTTAGCTTACCCCTGCAAGTACAATTAATGATTCTGAGATTCAAACTAGAAGAATGATTAACAAGGGATACAAAAAGTTCTTTTCGTTTAGGCCATTTATTGATGTCCTTTTCTGTTGTTTGTTGATGCTGGTAGCCATCCTGTTCCTCTTGAAGGCTGACGAAGAGCAGGTAAAAATGCGCCCACCAAATACACTGTACGAAGTCATACTCACATGGGATGGAAACAGTGAAGACGATTTAGATTTATATGTTCAAGCTGCGTCAGGACACATAGTAAGCTTTAACAATAGAGAAGGGGGAGAGGGCAGCTTGATCAGCTTGAACCATGACGCGCTTGGAAAATCAAGAAACAATAGTCTAGCTAGAGACGTAGAAGGTAAAGTCACCGGATTCAATGAAGAAATCGTAGCTTTTCGTGGGGCGACGGAAGGAGAAAACATTGTCAACGTTCATGTTTACGCCAAGAAAGATGAACTCCCCGTGGAAGCGACTATAACATTAATAAAAGTCAAACCATTTAAAGAAATAATCTTAAGGAAGAAAGCTTTCGTAAATACCGGCGATGAAAAAACGGCGTTCAGATTTAGAACTGATAAAAACGGCGAAGTAATTGAAACTAATGAGCTACCAGCAAGCCTACTTGATCCCCTCGGAGAATAACCATGGACCCACAACAAATATATGAAGAAAGCATGAAAATGGCACGCGAAAGCCATGTAAATATGCTTCACATAAAATGGGCACTGATTTGCATAGCTGTAAATCTGTGGGGCATTTCCCTTTATCTTTTGTTAAAAGAGGCGCCCAAATGGTGGAAAAGCTTTGACAAGAAAAACACAAAGCCAAATACCCTAGAACAAAGAAACAAAGATTTAGCGGCAGCTACCCAACCACGGAAAACCCCTTGGGATTGGAATAGACCAGAATGAACATAGCATTACCAATTTTACTATTAGTATTCGGGGGTTTGACTTTCTGGGTGCTAACAGAGTCGAGCTTAAGATGGTATATTAAAGGAGCTTGTATTTCTGTTTTTTGCATTTTTACTATTATTTTTTGGTCAGCTATTCATACTTTTTTAGGTTGGCCAGCCCTAGAAGATGATATGCCGGAAAAAGTACTTGTCCATTGGGTGATTATCAAAGAGCCAAATAAACTTACAAAATTTAATGGTAGAATTTATTTTCTACTAGAGTCAGTAATAGAAGAAGAGTCTAGCTCTATAGCTAGATTTTTTGGATATAGACATTCCAAAATAGAGCCCAGATTGTACGGATTAAAATACACCAGAGAACTCCACGAGCAGGTTGAAAATCAAATCAAGCCAAGGCTTAAAAGCGGTAGGCCAGTCGCAGGAAAACTTACTAAAGGAACAGGTAAAGGGAAAGAAGGGGAAGGTAAAGGAGAAGGAAAAGGAGATGGAAGCGAATCTCAAGAGCAGGAATGGCACTTCCACGAGCTATTACCCTCTGAAATCCACAGAAAACCAGAAAGATGAACAAAACTAGGATGTTAAAATGGAAAATTTGCAGCCTGAACTCTAAGATAAGTAAACAGGAGACAAGAATTTCTAATCTAAAAAAAGACCTGAAGTTAATGAGGGCGAGATGCCAGAGCAATACATTTTTAACGGAGATGCAGAAGAAATATTTTCGAAAAAGCTAGAAAAATTACATAAGAAGTATGTATACCATTTATTAATGAACGGTGTTGCTCCGCTAGGAACAGACCTAGAGTCTATTAAAATGACTAAAAGCCGAGTGGTTAACGATAAGTACTGCGAAAGAGTAGTTGGAGGATTGCTAAATTTAAAGCCTAAGATAATTGCCAGATCAATAATGGAGCGCGTACTTTTAGCAGAGTGTGCGTTTTTTAAAATAGATGACAAAGAAAAATTAAATCATATTTTTATGGTACAAAATATTATAAATTGGCCGGCACAAGGGCACTTCAGCTGCCAAATATGGTACTTAGGAGAAACAACTATGAAACAAATAAAGGCTCTTTGGGATGAATGAAATAAAACTACCGCCCTATATCACGCCTTACGAAAATCGTAAAAAATTTTGCAGAAAAATTAGAGACACCGAGAAAGAAATCCAACTTCTAAAAAATGAAGGCGTTTGGCAAATGGTTAGCCGCCTTCAATGGGTTCTAAGAAATGCTTGGTGGGGATACAAGAGGTACAAATGAGCAAAAAAAATTGGAAAGATCTTTTTACCGGACTGTCAGTAATGGCTGTGTCTACTTTTTTATTTTTTAATGGACAGTACACCATGCAAGTTGCTATAATTATAGCAATCCTAACCCTTTGGTGGTTGGAAGTTTTTTAAACAAGAAAGGATATTAAAAGATGGCATTTGGAAAAATAAATAAATACGAAGGAAGAGTAAAGAAAAAAACCCGACAAGGCTGTGGGACACACAGTAAGGGAATGAAAAAGTTAAGGGGTCAGGGTGGCCCCAGAAAAAGGTGTAAGCTACCAAAAAAATGAAAGCGGCAGTTCTAGGCGTCGGTAGGATGGGTACAGCTATTTGCTATGCAATGAACAAGCTGGGCTTTGATGTTGTGGGTGTAGACTCATACGCTGGCGCTGCAGACAATTTTAGAAAATACATTAGTGCGGATTCTGGAGCATTTTATTTAACCGACGAAGACAAGACTTTTCATCGTGCACTAATGTTTGAGAAGCCTGACGTTGTTATCAGCAGCTTACCGTATCACCAAACGGAAGAAGTAGGTCACTGGTGCAATGACAACTCGCTTCGTTATTGCGACCTAGGAGGCAGGGTAGACGTTTCTCAGAACATAAACGAGGCAGCCAAAAACCACGGAAAGACCCCAGTCTTTACAGATCTCGGCCTCGCACCGGGGTGGGTAAACATTTTAGCTGAAGAAGGGTGCAGACAATTACATAGACAAGCAACAACAATCAAGATGATGGTAGGAGGATTACCCGACTCGAAAGTAAACCATCCGTTAGATTATGTTGTTACTTGGTCTGTTGACGGGCTTATAAACGAATACAAAGACGACTGTCAAATTCTAGAGGATGGAGAACTAAAAATAGTAAAAGGAATGAGCGGCCTAGAATCAGTAGAATGTAACACGCTTGGAAAACTAGAGGCTTTCTATACCAGCGGAGGGGCATCGCATACGATACAAAGCATGAAGGCTAAGGGTGTAGCAAATTGCTACTACAAAACGCTAAGATATGAAGGGCACAGAGACATAGTTAGATTTTTGATAGAGAACCAAAGTGAAGAATGTGTGAGGGAGGCTATTGAAAGAGGCTGTCAAAACCCAGATGGCGTAGATGATGTCGTACTAATCAAGGCTTTCGTAGAAGGGGAGAACGTAGAATGGAAAAAAGAACTAGCTATTTGGGGAGACTCAGATGGGTTCTCAGCCATGCAAAAAGCAACGGCGTTCTCCATATCAAGTGTTGCTAAAATCATGGCAGAAGGCAAGCTGGAGGGCAATAAAGAAGAGCGCAGAGACTACCACACCCAGTACCCAGTAAACCTTTCTTATGCGGACGTGCCATTTGAAGAGTTTAATAATAATTTAAAATTATTAGAGATTATATAATGAAAGGCTTCTTGTCTTTCTTTTGGGTTATGATTCTTACTTTCTTTTATCTTCTTGGGGTTATTTTTTTAATTTTTTGTTTTGCATTGAAAGAAATAATTGGTATACTCTTTACAGGAAGGTAATCTCCATTGGCTAAAGAAAAAAAAGTATTATCCGCATCAAGAATTAAAACTCTTGAAGATTGTTCTTGGAAATATTGGTGCAACTATAATCTAAAGATACCTCAGACTCAAAACGATGGAGCTTGCCGAGGCTTGGTGTGCCACACCATCTTTGAGCTTCTTCTTGTTAAGAAGCATGTAAAACATTTTGATTTAATAATTGAGAAAGGCTTCACGAAAGCCAGTAAAGCGGTAGCAAGGCTTATTAAAACCCTCCTTAAGAAGAGTAGCTGCTACAGCGAAGAAAACTACGAAATGTGCCTAGACATGGTTTATGTTGGTTTGAATTCTGATTTCTTTGGAAAAGGAGGGGTTGTCGATAAACCAGAAATTCGCTTTTCAATTAAAAACGAAAACCCTGAGTACGAAATAATGGGTTTCATTGATAAGAAGATTAAATATAAAGATAAAATAAAAATAGTTGACTATAAATCTAGTAAAAGAAAATTCCCCAGTAAAGACCTAGCGTCCAACATACAAGCCATGGCCTACACCCTCGCCGCCAAAAGGAAATGGCCCAAATCCTCGAAGAACGTGGAGGTAGAGTTCTTATTTCTAAAGTTTCCAAGACAGCCATCTCAACAGATAGTCGTTTCAAAGGAACAACTTGATGGCTTTGAGCATTATCTTGCTTACATGTATGAAATAATCAACTCTTTTACAGAAAAACAAGCAAAAACCAACTACGCAAAAGACAAAATGGAAACAAAATTCTTTTGCAAAGCTGGGAAGCACTGGAAATGCCCATACCTAGAACCATTTGACTATTACTCTCTTGAAAACAAAGAAGGTGAAATCCTTAAAGGAGCATTCACCAAGCAGGAGCTCGAACCTGCAAAATCTGGTCAAAAAATAGTTAAGAAAAAATACGAGGGGTGTCCAGCGCACCCGCAGGAAAGCACAGATACCACGCAAGACCCGTGCGATTGGATTTGACATTGCTAAAAAAGTGTGTATAATTGTTTTCATGGACGGAGTTCTACCTCTTTTTAAATCTCATTACAGCTTGGGTAGATCAATTTTAACCCTAGAAAATAGCGCAGCAGCACCCGATGAGGCTGATTCAATCTTTGATATCTGTAAGGAAAACGAAATGAACGAGGTTGTCGTGATTGATCATAATATGAGTGGGTTTTTGCAAGCCTACCAGAACTCAAAGGATTTAGATATAAAACTAATCTTCGGAGTAAGGATGACAGTTTGCAGCGACATGAACCAGAAGGACGCAGACTCCCTAAAAACAAACAACAAAATAGTTATCCTACTAAAGAACGAAGAAGGATACAAAAGATTAATAAGGATATTTTCTCAAGCCTCAAGAGACGGATTCTATTATGAACCGCGCACAGACTATAAAAACCTCAAGAAAGAGTGGAGCAATAAAGATCTCTCTATGGTGATACCGTTTTATGATTCATATCTATTCAAGAATACACTTTATAGCAATATCTGTGTTCCCGAATTTGATTTTGCAAAGCTTACGTATTTTATTGAAGATAACGATCTTCCATTTGACGATACAGTAAAAGAAAAAGTTATCAATCAAGCAAAGTCAGAAGAGGCAGAAACACAAAGAACCCAAAGCATTTACTATAAACAAAAGAAAGACTTTAAGGCATACTTAACTTTTCGCTGTATTAATAACCGCAGTACCCTTGAAAGACCCGAGCTAGACCACATGACCAGTGATGAGTTTTGTGTGGAAAGCTGGAAGGAAAAAAATAATCATGAATAACTACTATAAAATAGGTGAAGAAAAAATCTATATCGAACAAATACATGCCGCCAACAAATTGATAGATGGCGCGCTAATGGGAGAAAAGAAATCCTTGCTACTCTCCCGAACTCAATCAGGGAAAACAGGGTGTGTGATTGATTTTATTCTAAAAATGCGAAGCTTTAATCCAGATATTTTAACCTTATATCTATGCAACAAGCCAGACAAAACTATTAAATCTCAAAATACAGATCGACTTAAAAATGCTTTTAATAATCAATGCGACGGAGACGACTTAGTGATTGATATAGATATGATTGAATTCGTGGGTGACTTAAGGGGAAAAATTCTTTCTTTAACGTACACTGATTATACGACCAGCCAACATGCCCAAAATATTAAAAAACATATACGTCAGCTTATAAAAGCAGGGGGAACCGTAAATCTTGTAATAGATGAAGCTCATTACGCTCTAAAAGGTGAAGGAGCAATTGAAGAACTTCTTACACAGCTTGGCGTAGACTTTAGAGACCTCCACACAGAGTGGAATAATCAAAACATTTATGTCACCACAGTAACTGCTTCGCCGATGCAAGAAATCGTAGACATGATTAACGAAGATCGTGAAAATCCCAAAAGTAATATCATCATTCTCCCACCGGGAGATGGGTACAGAGGGGTGGATGAGATCTTGAATAACCCACTGTTTACAGATATTTCAAATCAAAGTTATTATACCATGAGCAGTGTAAAGTCAGAGAGCGAGGAAGACGTAACGAATATTTCTATTTCTCCTTTTCTAGAAACAGAATTAATAAAGATTTCAATCGAAAATGAATTCGGGTACATTCTCCACCGAGAAAACGACCTAAAAAAGATGGAAGTTCTTCAAGAAGCTTACGAAAAAATTGGAGCGCGAGTTCATAGAGTGGGGTCAACAGGAAGCAAAAAAAACCCCGATATGGACCCTCAAGCTGCGAAAAAACTGCTAGGTATTAAGCCAAACGATATCGTGGTTCTTCTTCTTGATTTATGTTACAGCGCGGGAGACACATTAAACGATAAGTATGTGATTGCCCACTTCGAAAAGGCGGGCTCATCAAATGACGAAACCTACTTGCAAAGAATGAGGCTTACGGGTTATAACAAAAACACTAAGTGTAGAATATATGCCTCAGCCGCTTACTTGAAGAGAATAGCATATTTTTACGAACAAATTGAAAATGCTGCAAATAAACACTGGGCTGAAAGCGTTGTCGCCCTAAGCAGTACTTATAACAATTCAGGAATTGGTACCGAACAAGAAATGATTTTTAAGTTTGAATGGTCCAAAGACAAAAGAGTTTGCAGGACCGTTAGCAACAACTCAGTCAATGATGTCGCTGGCCAACTCTGCAGAAACCCCCGACTGTACGGTGGTGTTGGAGGCCTCCATCATGGAAATAGCTGCATTAAGATTGACAAGGCAAACGAAAACTTCAAAATACCCTTTGAAAATTTAATGCAAAAAATTAAAGACGGAGACTTTGAAGATTGCACGTGGGATGAATTTTGCAAAGGGAAGATATACGTTCACGTGGAAAAATCCGCCGAACGACAGTTTGGACGCAAGGATGCAAACATTAATAAGAAAGGAATGCTTGCGAAAGTTTAAAATATCCGAAGAAGCTCTTAAAAAGGCGAAAGCCAGAGCGGAGGCGCTACCTCTTCTTAATAATTCTATAAGGAAAGGGAGGGGCGCAGTCGTAGCCTACATTGGTGAAGCGGTCGTTAAAAGAGTTTTAAACGGCGAGATAGAGGACACATATGATTACGATGTAATGTACGGAGACAGCATTAAAGTTGACGTAAAAACGAAAGAAAGAACAGTGCCTCCAAGAGAAAATTATAATTGCACCGTAGCAGACTTTAACACCAAGCAAAAATGTGACGAGTACGCTTTTGTGAGCGTGTTAAACGATCACTCCGCAGCATGGTACTTGGGTAAAATAAGCAAGAAGGATTTTTATGAAGAAGCAAAGTTCTATAAAGAAGGAGAGCTAGACCCAGACTCCCCACCGAGTACAGATTTTTATTTTAAAGCTGACTGCTATAACATACCAATCTCAAAACTAAAATAATATGGACGAAGATTTTTTAAGATTTGACAAAGAGAAAGAATACGTTTTCATAGATTGTGAAACCCTCAATCTCTGCCTTAACTCCTGCCACAATCTACCTTGGCAGATAGCTATGATTAAAGCGACGGGTAATAAAAAAATTGCTGAAAAAAATTACTACATCAAGTGGGATACGAACCTAGAAATCAGCCCAGAGGCAGCAAGAATAACAAGGTTCAGTCCTAAGACAATGGAAGAAAAAGGAATATCCCCAGAAGAAGCATTTCCCACTATAGAAGACTGGCTAGACAATGCTGACTATGTTGTAGGACATAATATACTTGGTTTTGATCTTTATTTAATTAAAGATTATTATAAATACATGGGCAAGTCCTACAGACACTTGGTCAGTAAAATCATCGACACAAACTGCATGGCAAAGGGCGTAAAATATGGAATGCATTACAAAAATACCGACAACCTATCTCAATACCAATACAAAATGTATCATGAAAGAAGAAAGGGAATCAAAACAAATCTTGCTGCGCTGGGTAGGGAGTTTGAAATCAGCCACAACCCTGACAAACTTCATGATGCTTTGGTTGATCTAGAGTTGAACTTAAAGGTATGGAATAAATTAAAATGGCAGATAGAACTATGAGTATATTTTCGTCACAATTTAAAGAATTAGATATACCTCTTCACGGGGTACGACTTCCCTCTTTCGAAATTGATATCAAATATAAAAGAGCCCTTGGGGTAAGTGAGGATATTAGTAATGAAGATTTCCTAGAGGCGCTATGCGAAGATGGTAGAAAAAAAATATGGAGCAGTGTTCATAAAAAGCACAAATCAGAGTACGCGCAAAGACTGGAACACGAACTTAAAACCATCAAAGATCTTGGTTTTATAGATTACCTTCTTCTTGTTTGGGATGTAGTCAATTTTTGCAAAGAGAGCGATATCCCCACGGGACTAGGACGTGGTAGCGCTGCGGGTAGTTTGGTTTTGTATCTTATAGGCGTAACTAAAGTAGACCCATTGGAACATGGGTTATTCTTTGAAAGATTTATATCTAAAATTAGAACTAAAAAAAGTGTGGTAGACGATATCACGTACTTGGATGGATCGTTAATGATGGATGTTGATCTAGACATTTGTTATTATAATCGCCAAAGAGTGATAGAATATCTAGAAACAAAATTCATTGGCAAAACTTCAAAGATTATTACCCTAAATACCCTAAGCGGAAAGCTGTGTATTAAAGAGTGCGGAAAGGTTGCAGGGAGCAAAACCGAGCAAGAGATGAACAAGATATCTGCGCTCATCCCCAAGCTCTTTGGCCAAATAAAAGACCTAAAGGAAGCATACGCAGAGCAAGAAGAATTCAAAATTTGGTGTGATGAAAATGAAGAGTGTTATAATATAGCACTAAAATTAAAGGGCCTTATAAAGAACAAGGGCGTCCATCCGTCTGCAATTTCGCTTTCGTACGAAAAGCTTAACGATAGCTGCCCGACGGAACTAACCTCTGATAAAAAAAGTCACGTCGCTTCATACGACATGAACTGGATTTCAATTTTTAACGTCAAGCTTGACATACTTGGGCTTCGAGCGGTGTCTGTAGTGGATGATGTATGTAAAAGTGTTGGCATTAATGTAACTGATGTTGACCTAAAAGACAAACTTATCTACGATAACCTACAGCACCTTAGAACACCCCACGGACTATTTCAAATTGAAGCAGAGACTAATTTTCGTGTTTGTCAAAAGGTTAAGCCTAAAAACTTGGAAGAACTAAGCGCGGTGTTAGCCTTGGCTCGTCCCGGCGCGCTTAATTTTGCAGATCAATATGCAGCTTACGTAGCAGATGGAACCTACGACCCTATTCATCCGTTCTTTGACGACATTTTGACATCAACAGGGGGCGTAGCCTTATACCAAGAGCAGTTAATGAAAATGGCTAACAAGATTGGCTTTACGCTTGATGAGGCGGAGATTCTAAGGCGCATCGTGGGCAAGAAAAAGGTGAAAGAAGTTCGTAAGTGGAAAAGGAAAATCAAAAATAAAATTAAAGAAAACAATCTTGAGCCAGAAATTGGCGATATTCTATGGAGTGTTCTGGAGGACTCAGCGAATTACTCCTTTAATAAATCTCACTCAATTTCATACGCTGCTTTGGCTGCGACAACTATTTATCTTAAATTTAAGTACCCGCAACAATTTTTCTTAAGCCTACTTAAAATGACCAGACATGAACCAGACCCAATCAGTGAAATTTCTAAGATCCAAAGAGAAATGTATTACTTTGGCATAAAACTTCTTCCGCCACATATCATTAAATCTGACATGGACTTTAAGGTGGAGGAAGACGATATTAGATTTGGACTACTTTCGATTAAGGGTATCTCAGATAGATCAATTGAAAAACTAGCAAACTTTAAGAACAATTACTCAAATAAATTTGAAGTTTTTGAAGGAGCTAAGGAATCTGGCTTAACTATTGGGATTCTATCTGCGCTAATTCAAGCAGGAACCTTTGAGGGCTTTACTATGTCTCGTAGCAAAATTGTCTACGAGGCTCAACTCTGGAATATCCTAACTAAGAAAGAAAAAAAATCAGCAATGATGTTATCAGAGTCGAGCGATTATGATTTGGTTGAAATTGTTAAACAAATATCTAAGAAAAAAGACGAAAAAGGTAAACCACTAATCAAGGATACGCGCCTCAATACTATCAAAACAAAATCCGAACCATACAAACAAATTTATTTTAAAAATAAATATTCAGAAACATTTGCAAACTGGTATTACGAAAAGCATTTGCTTGGTTATACCTACAATAAAAATTTAAGAGATATTTTTTCAGATAAAAAAGATGATTTAATTTCTCTAAGAGACGTTGAAGATTCCGAGGTTAATGACAGAGTATCCTTTATAGGCACGGTAGATGCGAAGCCTTACATGGGCACCTCTAGAAATGGTAACGATTATATGAGAATGTTTGTGGAGGACGAAACGGGAAGTTCCAAGGTGATGATATTCTCTCGCAAACTTGAAGAATGTGTCACCCAAAATAACGGTACCACCCCAGAAGAAAATAACATTGTTATAGTAAACGGAGTAAAAAAAGATGAAGTTGTATTTGCTGACAGAATAGCAGTGCAAACCAATAAAATTTACACAAAACTATCGGAATTAAAAAATGATTGACAAACCTAAAAAACCCTTTATACTCATAATATGATACACTTCTATAAACCAACAGCGAAAGTGACAGGCACGGCTTGTTCGTTTTATCTGAATAAGAAAGACAACGCCTTCTTCAGCACGCTTATCAAACAAGCGAGCTGGGATAGCAACAGAAAAATTGGTTCCTTTAAAAGTAATAAAGATAACCCAAGCAAAAGAGTAAACATAAAATTTAGTGCGCTAGAAATTTCGTCAATCATAGATTCAATTAAGCGTAATCAAAAATTCACTGGTTACCACGGGAGCAACCAGATTGTTAGATTTACCTTCGGTCCTTACGTCAGAAAAGGTGAGCAAGAACAAAGAGGTTTTTCTTTTAGCGTGACAAAGGAAAATAAAGAAGATTCAACAGAAAAATCTAGTTATTTAATTGGGTTTAATTTTGGAGAAGCAGAACTACTTGTTCAACACCTTTCCTATCTTCTTACAGAAAGCTTTAAGCTTACGGATTCTTTAATGGAAAAATCTTTTCAAAAAAATGTTTCTCAAACTAGCGCGCCTGACCGTAGTCCGGTGGAGCACAGTGAGTTGAGCGACGAAGAAGATGACCTCTGGTAGAAAAAAAATATTATTCCAAACTGATTTTAGTTTGGCTAAAACTGGCTTTGGCAGAACCGCTAAAGCCATTTTAACTTATTTATATAACTTAGATAAGTATGAAATTGTCCATCTTTGCTGTGGCAAAAGACAAGAATCCCAAGACCTACAAAAAACTCCATGGAAATCCATAGGAACCATTCCGATCACACCCCTTGAAGTAAACAAAGCCTTCGAAGACGAAGACGGAAAACAAAAAGCTTTTTATGGAGAATACAATCTAGACAAAGTGATACGTGAAGAAAAGCCTGATATATATATAGGAATACAAGACATATGGGGCCTTGCTCACGCCATAGATAAACCTTGGTTCAAAGAAATTACTTCAACAATTTGGTCAACTTTAGATTCGTTACCAATTCTTCCATTGGCGATAAAATCCGCGGAAAAATGTAAAAATTTTTGGACTTGGTCTGAGTTTGCTACGGAAGAATTAAACAGGATGGGTCACGAACATGTTAAAACCGTTCACGGCCCAATAGAAGATAAATTTTTTTACAGATTACTTGATCACGATAAAATTATTTTACGAGACGAAAAAAATATCAGCGAAGATGCGTTTGTCATAGGGTTTGTTTTTAGAAATCAGCTCAGAAAATCAGTACCAAATCTACTAGAAGGATACGCAAAATGGAAAGAAAAATACAGGCCTGAAAAAGAAACCAAGCTACTCTTACACACCGCATACACAGATGGCTGGGACATAAACAGGCTCGCCATGGAAGCGGGTGTTGACAACTCAGAAATCGTGACAACTTACGTGTGTAAAAAATGCGATAACTATACTATAAAAACATTCTCTAAAGAAGGAATCCCCTGCGAAGTTTGCGGTGAACAAGAATCGTGCTTTACTCCTACTCCTGATAACGGTGTCTCAGAAGAGCAGCTAAACGAGATCTATAACCTAATGGACGTCTACTGTCACCCTTTTACCTCCGGAGGGCAAGAGATACCAATTCAAGAAGCCAAGCTTACAGAGCTAATAACGCTTGTTACAAACTATAGCTGTGGAGAAGAAATGTGTGTGCCAGAAGCGTGCTCACTTCCCCTTAGTTGGACTGAATATAGAGAACATAAAACTGAGTTTAGGAAAGCATCAACTTGCTCAGAATCAATTTCTGAAGCACTTAATACAGTCTTCTGCATGAGCGAAGAAGAAAAAAAGAGCATGGGAGAAAAAGCAAGAGAGTGGGCTCTTAAGAATTACTCTTCTAAAAATCTTTGTGAATTCATACAAAAGTTTATAGATTCTGCGCCCTTTACTAAATATGAATTCCCCGAAAAAGACAACGCTCATCTGCCTAAAATTTCTGACGTCCTCTCTCCAAGCGATGAAGGTAAAAGAATTTTATATGTTATACCCAAGGGTGAGCGCGACGTCTTTAATTCAACAAGTCTCTTTAGATCAATAAAGGAACTATACCCAGACTACAATTTATACGTTGCTACAAACGAAAAATATTTTCCAATTTTAGATGGGAACCCATACGTCTATAAGGTTATAGAATATTCTCAGCAAATGGATAATATATTTTGGCTAGAAGGACGAGGTTCTCACAGGGGGTTTTTTGAAATAGCCTTTATTCCTTACATTAATACACAACAAATCATCACTTTTACACACAACGGTAAAGATAAAATTGCTTATAAGGATTTAGCATACTAATGCATTTTCTTGAAACATACGCACTTAATAGTGGCCTAAAGATAGACAAGCCGTTTATTTTCGAGAAGTATCACCCAGTGGGGTTTGATGATTACATAGTTTTTAGTCATAAAAGCTACGAATATTTTCAAGACGTTATAGATATTATTTCACCACTCCTGAAAGACACGCAAATCATTCATCTCCAGAGGCATGCTGGAGAATTTGTAGACTGTCATAAAATCGCGGGAATAGACTTCAACCAAGCCGCCTACTTGATAGGTAGAAGTAAGCTTTATTTTGGCGAGCCATCAATTTATACTGACCTAGCTTCTCACTATGGGGTAAAGACAGTCACAACATACTCTAATACCTTTCCCCAGAACGCGTTCCCATACTGGGGCTCTAAAAAAGACTGCCAAATTTCAATAGAAAGCGACCAAAAACCGCCCTTTGGATCTTCAGCAGAAAATCATAAAATACTAAACTCAATAAAGCCAGAAGAAATAGCTAAAAAAATTCTAGAGGCTCTAAAGATAGAGCATTCTCTCGACTACGAAACAATTTTTATGGGCACACTGTACCAGAGGAATGATGTTATCGTTGAAATTGTTCCAGATAATAATCCTCCAGTTTTAATGGACAATCTTGTTTGTTCGGTCAGAATGGATCTAAAATTTAACGAAGAATATCTTTATGAAATTTTAAAATTAAGACCACACCAAGTGTGGACTAAAAAATCAATTCATGAAAATATCCTAGAAGAACTAAAAGACAACATACAGCAAGTATTTTACATAATTACAGAAGATGATGACCCAAGCTTCCCAAGGCTCTTGAAAAATTTATCTATCAAAACAAGACTAGTAACGTATCTAGACGAAAAAGAATTAAACAAAAAAAAGCTAGACTATGTAGACCATGATCCAATTTTTAACCTTAACGAAGAGAAAAAAAGATTTGAAAACGTACAAATAAATAATTTATTTTATTCGTCCTGCAAGGCACTCTATGAAAATGACACTTATTATCCTAGTGACTATGCTAGGGCTATGAATTTACCAATCGAAGACCTATTTGAAGCTAGTAAATTTGAAGACAATGAATTGCTTTTTAAGGATTTACGTTATTTTAAGATATCATCAGAACAGGGTTGACAATTTTAAAAAACCCTGTATACTTAAAGTATGAAGCTGAAGGAAATAAAGAGAGACAAAAACGGATTAATCTCAGGAGGTTCCGTCAATTACATATTCAATGATAACGGCTTCATAGATTGGCGCAGGATGATAAAAACAGAGCACCTTGTCCCAAACCTTCAAAAAACCAGTGAAAGAGATGTTACAAAGCTAAAAGACACAGAACTTATTATTCTAATCGCAGGAATTAAAGAGCTGGCCCAAGTCAGGGGGTATACAGATGTACGCTACGACGTAACTTCCCCCTCCAAGGATTACGTTATTGCCTCCTGTAGCGTAAAATTTATTCCCAATTACGAAACAGAAGGCAAGGAAGTTACCTTTTCTGCCATAGGTGATGCTGGACCCCACAACACACATGGCTTTGGTCAAGCGTTTTTAGGCCCCATGGCTGAGAACAGGGCGTTTGTTCGTTGTGTCCGTAATTTTCTTAAGATTAATATTGTTGCCAACGACGAGTTGGAGAAGATGACGTTTGCGAAACCATTCTCTCCTCAACCAGCGAGCGCACCCCTAGAGGAGGACAGCCCGCCTTCTCCAGTTGCACTACTTAAAAAAGTAATGAGCGAAAAGAAAATCAACTTTGATAGACTCAAAAAAAGACTTGAGGATGAAGACTACGAAAAGGCAGATTCTATTACTTGTGTGGAGCAAATACCGAAGGCTAAAATTTTTGAACTAATTGAGAGACTGAAAAAAATTAAGTCTTAGTCGAAATGTCCCTCCCTTTCTTTTATGTCTTTTATTATATTATTTTTAATTTTTATTGAAACTAGTTTGCCAATTCTTCCTACCTTTTTCTCGTGAGTGTTTTTTGCGCTTGAGTATAGTTCTTCATACTCATTGATACTTTTATCAACGATTTCTAGCACCCTTAGCACAGAAATGTAGGGAGTATTCATACAAACAGCCTTCTCTTGTTGGTTCACTGGTATAAATTACACTTTTTTTATTATTTGATTTCATACTTTATTCTTCTATCCCAGATAAAACCTTCTTCATATAGATAATTTATTATATTAGTGACCTCTTCTTCCGTCGAATCTTTTTTTAAGATAATCAAAGAGTCTTCCATCCAAGCGCCACTTTCATCAGTATTTAATAACACTGATATATTATTAATAACTAAATCTTGTTGTTTCATTATGTTCCGCACGTATTACAATCGCAGTCTTCTCCAGCTTGCGTCCCTGTACAGACAGCGTAAATTTCCGCTGTTGCTGCTGGTGGAGACGAGGGGTTAGTGTCTATTATTCTTACGCAAATTTGGGCGTTGTTATCACATATAGTCACTATGGCATAATCATTGTTCGATACGGTAAAGGTGTTGGTGTTATCGCAAATGTATATTGTAGGTCCAGTTGCTGGTCCCCCGTTTGACATCTCATTTACTGTACATTCTTGTGCTTCTATGGGGCCGCTTCCGCTTGCATCACAGCAACCAGAGGGGCAGTCACCAATGTTACAGGTTAAACCAGCTCCCATACTACTGCCGCAAGGTGCTTCCCACGATGCTTGCCAAGGCTTGATCACGTTCGACGGAGCGCCAGTGTTGTCCGCTTCTGCCCAACAGGAGCCGCCGCACTCTGAGCTTGTTAATTTCCATTTGGTGTTAATTGAGTCATACCACACATAATAATCTAATCCTCCAGCGTTCTGATTCCAGTATTGCGTTTGGCTGTTGCATGTTGTTGCACAGGGCGGCGCTGAGGTGCTAGGACAGGAGACAAACGTAGTTAAAATGGAAGAGTCATTTCCGCCTGACCAACCTCCATCACTGAAGCAGAATGATTCAGGCGCGGGAGTTGTTGTTGTTGTTGTTGTCGTGGTTGTTGTGCAGCTACCACTCACATTAAACGCGCTTCCGCCATATGTTACCCACGAAAGAGAAGGATCCCAAGGCTGCGTACCAGCAGTAGTAACTGAACTGTATCCAAAGTTCTGGCTTCCACCAATCCCGCAACTACCACACATGGAGAAGCCGGGGGCAGCGCACGCTGCAGCGCTTGTCAACATCCATCTATTTAATCCGCTGTCATACCAAATTATAAACTTCAAGCCACTAATACATGGAGGATTAGAAGCGTTATTCCAATACTGGGGTTGTCCACCGCATGTTGATGTCGGACAAAATTCAGTCCAAGTATCAACATTTATACAAGGGATTGCGTTTGGATCAGCTGACTCGTACCAATTTTCTACACAGAATGTTGCTGGGTTACATGTTGTTGTTGTTGTAGTTGTCGTTGTGGTTGTCGTTGTGGTTGTCGGACACTCATCACAATCGAGGCATGGGTCTTTTATTTTTTCGCAATCACAACAATCTCCATCTTTATCCACCATAAAGGTTGCATACTGATAAGGGGGGCATGTTGTTGTCGTTGGTGCGGCAGTTGTCGTGGTTGTCGTCGTTGACGGCGCTCCACAGCAAGAATCATAAAGAGAGCCCAGTGCTTGCCAGAGTTGCGGTGTAGAACTCCTTCCAACACAGGGGTCTGCATTTGGGTCTGACCCTAAATGATTTTGTATGCATTCATAAGCGTTAGTGACCCCAGAACATGTTTGGCAAACCCTGTCACCAATAACTCCATTTTTAATTGACCAATTAGGAATAGGTGGAGTACATGGGTCTGCTGTCGTCGTGGTTGTAGTTGTCGTCGTTGTCGTGGTGGTCGTAGTTGCTTCCGGACAACAGCTTTCGCCAGTCTCACAACCACACGTGTCAATAGATGGATCACATACTGATGTTAGCTTAAAAGCTGGGGCTGTTCGCGCCCCTTGGTCATCGTTCGGATCAAGAGATTGAACACCATAACAGGCAGGGTTGGCATCGTTACAGTCTGTAGCACAAACAAAGGCTTGACCAAACCCCGCCCCATCAATCGCGGCTTGGATAGCCCCGCTGAAACTCGCAACGCACGCATATTGTGGAGGCCAATAGCAACTATTCCAGATGTTATTTGGGTCAGCGTTATTACAGTCGGTTTCGTTGGTGTATTGTGGCAGATCTACATAGTTTGCATCCATGCAACCATCATGACCAAATATTTCAATAACATCACCCGAACAACATGGGGCGGCTGTGGTAGTCGTAGTTGTCGTAGTTGTCGTTGTTGCCCCCTCACAAACAACGCACATGGGGTTGTTGGCCGTGTCGCAGGCATCCTGACATGCCGTACAACTGTTGTGTACAGACAGAATAACGCCCATGTGCATGCCGAAGGAATACGAGCATGAGCCCCACAATGCTTCGTCACAAATATCTTCGCACCCAGACTCAGAGGCGGAGCACACTACACCGCATTTCTGTTCGCCGCTTCCGACATCTTCCCATAGCACGATGTCGCCATACGTAGAGCCTTGGCCACCGTTGGCTACCGTGTCATCTTTAATTCCTACCTGTGGGGTATATGCGCAGGACCCAGCGCACTGAGGATTCAATTGGGCTACTGATACATAATAAGCCATGTTTTACTTCCTTACGGATTTTGCCAACCCGACGTGCATGAATCAGGCGGTCGACCCCTAACTAAGAATACGTAATTTTTTTGTTCGCCGTTTTCACAAAGTGAAATACATTTCTCTGTATATCCCGGGGGCGGACTTACCCAATCCCAGCCTTGGTGTCCTTGATAGCCTTGGTGTCCTTGGTATCCTTGATGTCCTTGATATCCTTGGTGTCCTTGATAGCCTTGATATCCTTGATATCCTTGATGTCCTTGATATCCTTGATGTCCTTGATAGCCTTGATAGCCTTGATAGCATTCTCCAAAGCATATCATCGTGTCCCCGGTTATATTTGATACAAAATATTCGTCCAAGTCTTCGATGATTAATCTGCCATTTTCGATTCCAGCCAGCCCGGAAGACAGCTGATTTCTGCCACCTGAAGCAAGATGATCGTAAGATACACAAACTCTTTCTTTTTCATTCGTTGCGCAGCTTGAACAACAATCACATATTTCCCACCCGTAACTTTCACTGGGGCCTGCTGAGAGACCTGCTGGATCGTTTGCTCCGCCTGAGGTGCTTGTGTCAACCACCTTATAACAAGCTCCGGCGTAAGAAACAACTACATCAATAAGCCAATAGTCAGGAGCAGTAGTACCCATTTCGTCAGCAAGAAGACAACTAACTTCGCTTGGATTACACCACTCTCCACCATTTACATTTGGATAAGTAGGATCACAACAAACACACTCTGAGAAGCACTCAGGGTCAGGTATGTTACTAATTGCTGTCGATATTTCATTTGTGCTTGTCGTCCAAAGTGGTGGATTTGAATCAACAATTTCCCTACAAGCCGGGCAGCCTCGGTGTCCTTGGTGTCCTTGTTTTCCTTGGTAGCCTTGGTGTCCTTGGTACCCCGCTCCTTGATGCCCTTGGTATCCTTGGTGTCCTTGTTTCCCTTGATAGCCTTGGTGTCCTTGGTGTCCCGCTCCTTGATGCCCTTGGTATCCTTGGTGG